AGCATCTACATTATCAGGAGTATTGTATGATAATTCCCCCATTATCCAATCCCTGTTACGTGTTTTTTCACCTCGATAACTTTTAGCCAATTCAGTTGAAAGTGTCTGCACCAAATCATTTGTCATAGTGCCTTCTTGAACAAGCATGTTTTTTATTTCTCTAAACTCTGCTGCATCTGATATGAAATGGTTCTCGTCATATTCTTTTTTGCTGATGTTTTCTATGATACGGTTTAAATTTTCTTTATCGCTCTCATTACATTCGTTTAATTGTGAATTAAGCATTTTTACCGTATTCAATTTGGCGATATCAAAATAAGCTTCTTTATTCTGTATATGTGATAACTTCTCTACCAATACTTTTTCATTTTCATTTAAAACAGAATCATACTTTTCACTAATTTGTTTTATACCATCGTCATAGATATTATTAACGTTATTATCAAGATTCATATATTTGCCATTTTTTTCTACATGTTCTGTGATGCATTTTTTTGCTTCGACATACTCATTGAGATTGCTAAATGTTTTATTGTTAAACATTATATATTCGATGGCTTCAAAAAGAACAGAATCCTCGTTTGAAAGTTCAACCATCTCATCAAGTTTCATTTCGCGTATAAGGTCAATAAATTTCTGATTGTTTTCGACAACTTGTTTCTTATCAAATGATGGCATGATTGAAAGTGCTTCATTTACGTATTTTTCTGCATCCGTAACAGTTTCCGGATAAACCAATGCTTTATATAAATCAAATTCTGATTTAAGAATTTTGTTTTCTTTAATGAGATTAAGTATTTTCTTTAATTTACCTCGTTCTTTTTTATCATTGAAAAGTTTTGATGTATTACTTTCGAATACCTTATAGATAGTTCCGAAATTACGGTTTTCCCCATAAAGTATCGCAGTACCTTGCGCAGAATCTACTTCCTTCTCTGCAAGGTCATACATTCTGTTCGCTTCTTGTCTGTCTCTGTCACCACCTTCGTAGTTACCTTCTTCATATTTTTTCAAGGCACTTGTCATTAGTATTCCGGCCTTGCGATATGTATCATTGAATTCAGCCATTTTATCGTCTTTTATATAATAAATAGGTGTTTTTAATCGTTTAATGCATCCAATTGTTTAATCATTGAATTTAAATCTTCACTGATAAGAAAATTTTTTTGATAAATCGGGACATTTTCATTTATACGATTACGTGTATAATATTTTTGTTTCCTTTCTGCAAGTCTATCAGTGTATTTTTTACTTTTCCTTATGATATCTTTTTGCATATCCCTCTGTTCATTAATGATATTTTTTAACATACGCTGCATCAAATTTTCTCCCATTGTAGGTTGTGCCGTTTCATTATCAGATGGTATCTGTTCATCGTTATTTTCATTTCCACCACCATTTTCATCAGCCGCAGTATTCATATCCATTTCACCTTCAGAACCGGTATCTTCTCCTTCTTGGTCTTCACCAAAATCAAAGTCTTCACTTCCAACAGCACCACCTCCTATTCCACCGGCTCCGCCGCCACCTCCGGATATACCGCCATCTTCTCCTTCCTGTGGCATTCCTTGTGAATATTCTGCACCTGGTTCACCATATATATTGTCTATCTTATCAAACAGATTAGTTCTCTTGATAATCTGCGAAGTTTTTTCCAATTCAGCCGCCAATGCTTTCTCAAGTCTGATTTCTTGCAAATTTTCTTCGATTTCTTTATCAGACCATCCTAATATTTCTTTACAAGCTCTTGTCCATGACATTAATTGTATACCATTTCCTGCATCAGAAATAGCGTCTTTTGCAGTTGTGACTTTTTTGGCCATATTCTCTAATTCGAGCATTTCTGCTTGCGAAGACGGATTGTTCATTGTAAGGTTAAAATTTGTTAATTCATCTTCAAAACCTAATAAATAAAGATGAATAATGCAAATTTTATTTAATTCCATAAGTAATGCTTGTTGAATCCTATTGACAGTTCTTGTAAACCTTACATCAAGTAATGATAAATTCTTACCATCTCCGGCCGCTTCTTCAAAATTAAGGAATGATTTTGGAACTCTTAGAGCAGTAACGAGTTTATTCTGCACGAATTTAATATCATCCATAGCGGTCATATTTTGTGCGCCTTGCAAAGTGTCAATTGGATTGCTTGCATTATCATCACGTACCGGAATAAAGAAGTCTTCAGATACATTGAGAATATTTTTCTTTAAATCTAATTGACCGGTCATTGGGTCAATAATTGGCGTTCTTTTGAAATTATTTGCAATTTCTTCTACATAAGCCGGCACATCGGCATCATCAATAGCACCAACGTTAATCTTAAACACACGTCTTTCTATTGAACGTTCAAGACGATAAATAAGCATCATGTCTTCCATCATTGAAAGCATACGCCAGTGTCTTCTTGCTTTATTAAGATAACTCACTCCATAAGGTAATAAAAGAGAATCATAAAGCAATCTGAAATGTGCTATTTGCCAATTACGGTAAGGTATAAACTCCGTTTGCCCGACCCACACAAATTTTGTCGCATCTGTCTGATTTAAGTCTATATTATTCAGATTAACATAAGCCGCAGCATACGGGTTTTCCATACCGTTTTCATAACGTTCTATTTCATAAACTGGCAATTGCCTCCAATTTACAACACCATTATCACTATTAATATCAAGAAGTAGAAACGTATTGCCATATTTACACATGCTACGGCAAATCATAGGTAGCATTACGTTAATCTGAAGCCTATTAACAAGTAAATCCTGTATAATTGATTTTACTCTTTCGGACTTTGATGTAACATTAACCATAAATCCATTCTTAGGAATAAAGCATGCTTCCTCCGAGACTATATCAAGTGCTGTACCAATCTCAGGGAAACAATCCATAAGGTCTGCATCACGATACATCATCTTAACTTCATTAAGACCAGCAAGAGATTTGTTGGTTAGTTCATAATTAGCCTTTTTCCATTGTCTTGCCATAAGATGCTGTTGTTTAAGTTGTAGCATCTTACTATCATATTCGTCTTTGTTCTTTGTTCTGAAAAGTATATCTGAACCGTCAAGTCCATATGAATTTACTTTTTTGACCGCATTAGGTATATCATTACTATTTGACAGTATATTTGTCAATTTTTGAAATATTGTTGGTTTTCTTGGCATTATATACGATACTATTTAATATAAATATAGTTAAATAGTCATTGTTTTTCAATTACCTGTGAACAATAAAAGCAGACAAAAAGTCTGCTTTAATATTATTTGCACAATTTGTATACTTATTTATTAATTATTGTCTAAGGCATTCCTTTATGGCATCATGTATAATTTTCCTGATTTTTGATTCATTAGCGGCATGTTCTTTGGAAGCCGTAGCCATATCAGCGAAATTACCATGTTTATAAGGGTCATTATACTTACCTTGATAGCCATAGTCCCAACTTGGTTTTGCATCAGTCTTATTTAAGCCACTTTGAGCAAGTTGGTCGTAATAGTCAAAGTCACGCCAATCATCATCAGTCATATCTTGAGTTGCCATCGTTGCAAGTCTGTCTTGTTTGTCTCTTGCTTCTTTATTTCTCCATGAAAGGAAGTTTTCAAAATCCTTTTGAACTTGAGGGTCATTCATTAAATTTTCCCAATTATAGCTTTCAATAGCCTCTTTTATCATTTGTTTTAACCGACTTTCTTTTATTGTACATCTCATTTGTTTATTGACTTCTCTGTTTAATCGTAGTCAATAATTATTATTGACTCATTTCAAAAAAGAACACATTTTATGACATTTTTTTATATTTTCCAACTCCGCCAAGCAAAAGCATTGCTGCAAATCTTGCTTTTTCCTTATTCTTCATTTGAACATTACTATAGAATGGCATACGTTTCTCAGATGACATTACCACTTTGTTTTCGAGTTTTCTGGTTCTAAAATCGGAATTATTACTGTTATTTACATACCATGATTGAACTATCTTAGTGTCTTTATGTTTATTTTTTTCATTTCTCAACATATAAAACACGGCAATGAATAATCCCATAGCAAGGCATGTAAGTGTATCATCATGCATACCATCCATATGGTCAGGTCTTCCATTTTTGAATACCCACGTCTCCAATTCGCTGATTACCCTCATACTTCTGACTCTAAACGAATTGTTTTTAAGCATTTCAATGAAATTGCTAATTGTTTGTATTCTTAATCCGCTACTTCTGAAGCCCGGTAAAGCATCACCAGCTTTTTTGTTGAATTTAGATGCCACAATTTGTGCCGTGTAATTTTTTAATGCCGTTTCATCATAATATAAGTTAGGATAACCTAAGTTTAATAACGTTAAAATTGAAGCATCTCCATAACCACCTATCGCTTCCACTACGACAAGGGCATCATTATACACTCTTCCATATCTATCAATAAGTCCGCCGATTTCTTCTCCGTTTATTTTTCCACTGTATTCTAAAACTTGTTCAAAATAAGGTAAACCGTCATCATCTATTGCATCAATATCAATAACTTCTATGGCGGTTCTATCTTCACCGCTTCCAGATGATGGGTCACAAGCTAACAAATATCTATGACCCGGTACAGGGTCTTTCCAAATCCAAGTTTCATTGATTAATGGGTCTCTCAGAGGCCATCCTTCTACTATGGGAATAACATTTGTATTTTGATGCATTTCAATGACATCCGGTGAAACAACATTATCAGAAGAACCAAGGAAAGAAACGAGAAGTTCCTGTGCGATTTTCTGTTCATCATTGTTAAACGATTTACACATATTTTCAAACCAAGGTGAAGTTGGAGTCCATCCATTTTTTTCAAGATTTTTCCATCTTTCCTCATTATATTCTACGTTTCCCTTTTTATCTATCACGAAATCATTATCCCATAATATTTCACCGGTTTTTTCATCTTTTTTATACCATTTAAGATAACGATTATAACGTAAATCCTGAAACCATTTAAATTCTACGACATGAAAGTTATTTTCTCCTTTTACGGCCTGTGAGTATGTTTTATAATATAATTGGTCTTTACCGTTTGGAGTAGAAACCATAAGGCATTTTGGATTTGCCACTGTTGATTGTGCTGCTATAGCGGAGGAAAAAGTAGCCGGTCCTTCAGCAATAAATGCAGCCTCATCAAGTATCAAAATAGTTACTGCACTAATACCTCTGGCTGCATTTGCACTGGATGAACGAGCATATATTTTACAACCATTAAATAATTCTATATAATTTTTATTTCTTTTAATGTAAATTGATTTCGTATTTTTATGACTATCTGGGTCAGTAGAATAATAATCACCTCCCCACATCCATCTTGGTACTTGGTCAAGGAATGTGACAATTTTACTTGCAAGTTCTTCTGCTTGGTCAAGTTTATTAGCAATACATAGAATTGTTTCCGGCGAATTCTTATCAGCGAACACACATTGTCCACAAGCCCATGCCGCCGATATGGTAGAAACACCACTTTGACGATGTTTTATACTAACAGTGTTAGAAAATTCTGCACAACTGTGAAGGTAAGCCTTTTGTCTTGGAAAAAGTATAAATGGAACTTCGCTACGTTCCATGGCATTGAATGTATATAGATAATTTTCAATGAAATAAATTCTTGTCTTATCTTGATAACATTTTATATATTCACTTTGTTTACTCATGTTCTTTTCTGTAAAATTATATAAATAGAAAGAAAAAATCAAAAGTTTTCTTGCATAAACAAAAAAGCCACTGTAAACCAGCGACTTTATATTTAATTAATTATTAAATGGTAACGTTCCGAAATATTTACCACATTTTTTATTAGTACATTTGAAAATTGGCTCACCTTGAATAAAAACGCCAATCTTAGAACCACACTTATCGCATTTCTCAGGCACTACTTTACCTTCATCGTTTTTTCGTGTTTTATGTTTCTTTTCTTCTAAATTTGATGGCTGCTCTATGCCATCAGAAATTAATTCCTCACTTGTATAATACCCATCTTCAATCTGATAACTATCATTTCCTTGACTCATAAAATCATTAAACTCATCCTTATCTTTTTCAGATTCTATTTTAGATATTATGTTTTTTATGATTCTTTCACCTCTTTTTGTTTTACCAAATATCTCTCTCATGCAGTCATTAAACTTATCAGATGGTAATTCTGCTAACGTCATTAAGAAAAAGTTTGGTTCTACGACATCTAAATTCTCAACTTGGCTTGCAATTATATCCCATAAAGCAGAACCAAGTCTCATATCCCAAAGTTCGGCTAATTTAAAGTCAGATTTTTTAATTACGTATTCAGCCTTTTCTTTATTTTCTGGAAGACCATGTGCAATTGCAAGTTCTAATATTCCTTTAATCGTTTCTTCAAGTAATACCGGAAATATTATACCTTCAGATTCTATTTTGACCATATTCTGAGGCATATTCATAGTTACATCAACTTTACCGGCTTCAGTGGTATTATTATCTTCTTTCAGTTTATCTTTTTCAAAAAACATAAGTATTTCATTGTATCTTATGATTTTTTTATAAAGAGACGGTAGTTCACTATCTATATCAAATAGTTCTTTTATATATAATGAAATATTATTCGCATAGTACATAGCAGCACCAGTCACAATAGCATTAAGCATACGTCTTTTATATATCTCCCCACTAAGATAGTTCATATCTTCAATACTGTCAAAACTGAAATCATTTGTTTTTTCCGGCAATAATCTTTGATTTTCATCATTGACTTTATCAACAATTTTGACATCAATCTGAATCGTGTCTTCCGGAATACTGAACAATTCAGTAACGACATCTACACATAATTGCTCAAGTGCTGAAATACATTTTGATTCTATTTTCTGACATTTTGATAATAAACTTCCAAGTTCTGTTTTGAGACGTTCAATATCTGGTACTTCTATATCTTTTACAAGACTACTAAACTTATTGGCAACAGCGTTTATAATGAACTTTTCCTCTTCTTCCGGCGGGAATGACGGATGCTCACCAAGAGATGTTTTGTTGTTTTCTAATGAATTAAGTATGAAACGTGGAAGTTCTAACATTGTTTAATTATAATGCATATTATATATTGTTAATTTGCCCATTCTTGGATAATAAGTCGTAGGATAAATTACAAGTTCACCTTTGCCATCACTAAATATATGGCATTCATTATTATCGTCATTACCCTTATATACAAATCCAAATTTAGATTTAAGTTCTCTTGCAAGTTCGTTAAAATCAAATGGATTTTTACGAGGATTGCCACCGGCTAATGATACCATTAATTTCCATATATTACTTTCAAGTTCTTCTTTTTTTTCTGCTTCAACCGAAGCATTTAATATATCATCATCATATATTCCGGTAATATTTCTGATTTGTGTATTGGTTAGGTCTTCATTTACTTTTTTTCCAAGACGTTTTACGAACTCATTAAGTTGATAATAATCAGAATTTTTCTTAAATATTTTTAAACGATTTTCCATCATTTGTTTTTTCGTAATAATACGGCTTTCGTTAGATGGCGGAATTTGTATCGTCACTTTTTTAACATCTACTCCTGATTTTTGAGCTTGTTGTTTCGTAGTATCTACCGCTTTTTTAACGTCTCCACCGGCAGCATCAACATCTGCATTAAGTGTAATACCTTCTTTTAATGCATATTGTCTTTGTTCCTCTGTTATTTTTATTTTTCTCATATTTGCGCAAATATATAAATAAATAGTTTAATAACATTATTAAAAATGCCCCCATTTTTGTTGGAGGCGTTTATATTATTTAAAATTTGGAGATACAAATGGTTTCTTTTTATAACTTATATCAGTTATTGATTTTTGCATGTCATCGGTATTGTCTCCATTATTCATTACTTGGTTAAAAATTTCGTCTATTTTTTGTTTATTAGACTTATTTGTACTTTCTCCAATCCCTACGTTATTTCCATCAGTAACTGGAGGTTCTACATTTTGTTGCGAAATTTCTTCCTCCTGTCCTATTTCTTCTGCACCGTCTGTTTTTACTTTACTGAGTATTTCGTTTGTATCTTCTGGTGAAAGACCTTCAATTGCTTGTTTTATAATCATTCCGGCGACATATTTGTCAAGGTCGGTATCAGGTTGTGGAAGATTTTCATTATATGAACGAAGTGACTGACTGAGTTTGCCGGTTAATTGTTGGATGTATTTTTTAGGGTCAGTTTCTTCATTGGCCTCTACGCCGGCATCGAAATTACTGTCAAAAGGATTTTCGCCATTGTTTTGAACGTCCCCCATATTATCTATAGGCATACCACTATTTTCGTCATCCATCATCGATGCATTATTCATTGGTGGTTCTGCCATCGGCTCGTTCTGCATTTCTGGTTCCGGCTCTGATGGCAGTTTTATCACTTTTCGCTCACTTAAACTTTTTTTTTATTGGTATCAATACGCCTCATAATTGCATCAGTAAGTTTCTCGATAACTTCTTCTGTAAATGGTGCGGAACTACCGATTTGTGTACCAAATGGTTTTTCACCTTTCGCAGAATCATCATTCCAATCCTTACCGAATTTATCAATTTCTTTATTAGGAGGGGTTGTCATTGGTTTTTTCTGATATGCTGGATGTTTTCCAAAATCATCAAGAACAGTACCTTCACTTACGTTTGGCTTTGTTTGTTTTTTACTCTCATAAGGAACTTCACCAATATCTACTAATGATGGGTCAAGTTCTGCTTCATAGTCTTCACCTCCCTCAATTGGTTCCATGTCATCGACCGTTACTGGTGTTGGTTCTTGTGCATTAAGCCAATCGTTAAAATCTTGTTCAAAATCAAGGTAAGCACCATTGCTTTCTACCTCTGGGAAAGGCACATCATTATTGTCACCCATACCGGCAACGTCATTTACGTTTACCGTTTCTTCATTTACTGCATTATTTGGTTTTTCTGTGAAAGGAGAACTATCGCCTTTTTCATTTGTTCCAGGAGTCGGTGAATTTTGATTATCCGTATTGTGTACTACCGGGGCTTCCTCATGAATATGTTCAACACCAGATTCACCTTGATTGCTCTCTTTTCCGTCAATTTGGTCTGTATAAGGGGCAGAACTACCTATTTCAGTTCCGTTTGTCTTATCCATAAAATCTTTTGATTTGTTCCATGCAAGAACTTGAGCCTCTGTAAGAATGACTGTACGACCGTTCTTGGCCTCTACTCTTACGACTTTGCCGCCTTTAGGATGTTCGCCTGCCACACCCGTATCTACATACTGAGGTTTTTCACAATATGTGCCATCATCAGCACCATTACCCGGTGTTTTATCAGATTGCATTTCCTTGTTTGAAACTTCTCCATCCTGTGTGTAAGGTCCACCGGCTTTCTCAGGATTTGTTTCAGTTTCTTTTAAATCTTTGTCAAGTTTTGCAACAGCGGTATCGGTAAACGGTGCATTTACCTTTTTATCCGATGGATTCTTTGCCGGTGCTTCCGGTAAAGTATGATTCATGGTGAAACCACCTTCTTTGTCTTCTTTAAGAATATGACTTACATTGTTCACGATTTCTGCATAACGGTCAAGTTCGGCTCTCATTTCCTTGGTTTCATTAACTTGCCATTCTGCTGTTTCGCTCTTAGTACCTTCTACCATAACTGGTTTTTTAGAGTTGCAAGCTTCATTAATTGACATAAGTTTAAGTTCCAACTGCTTAGAAGCCATTGGATATGTCAGATACTCATAATTTTTCTTGTTCATGAAACCACCGATGTATTCGAAATCTTCGGCGATTATCTTAGTGTCTTTCTTAGGTGCTGATTTGATATAGAATTTTTTACCCTCGCGGATAATACCATATGTTTTTCCATCTGCACCTTCAGTTTGATATTCGACTACAGACTGTCCTTCTCTTGCGGCAGATTCATTAACACCGTAAGACATAAGAGTCTTCATCCTATCAAGTTGTGCATCGTAAATATTACTCATGTTATTTCAAACTAATTAGTTATTTTATAATAAATAGTTAATATTTCTATAAATTCATTTAATAGAATTTATTTTATTATATGTGGTATTAACAATATCCCAAATTTTATCGAGATAATTAGAACGTCTGAGCAATTTATAAATAATATTTCCGCTTGCCATTTCGCCACTTCTTGCAAGCCCTTCTTTTCTCATATTTTTCAAACGTTTAAAAATCTTCATTGTTTTTTCACCCAATTCTTCAAGTCTTGAATTACTTGTTTCCTTGTTGATTCTATTTTCTATTTTATCAATATCGGTCATAACTTTAGCAGCAAATTCCTTGATGTATTTTTCATTAAGTTTTGCATCATCAAAGTTTGTTGGCTCAGTAACCCACCGATTTTTGATTAGTGAATATACACCGGATGATACACCTGGTTCGTCAAAATTCTCTACACTTATTTCTACTGGATATCCATATATTTTAAGACTTTCGTGTGTTTGATTCCATATCTCCTTTTTAGATTTAAAATAATCATCAATCAAGTCTACTTTTTTATATATCTCCTTAAAACTTACGATAATATGAACATCTATATCTGAATAACGTGACCAATTGTAATTGGCTAATGAACCAGTAAATACAATATCTTTTGGCTTAAAATTAGGTATGGATAGTTCATCAATAAAATCGTCTGCAATATCAAGTAATTTCTCTCTTACTCTTGAATTTAATTTTTCATTAATCCAAAACCTTTCATTAAGTTCTTCTTTCACTTTGAATGAAGAAAGATTCACATCGTCGGCTTCTACCTCATTAATGTATAATTTACTTTCTGTTATGCCGGCATTTCTTAATGGCTCATCGCCAAATAACTGTCTGATAAGATACATTACCACCGGGTAATCTACTGTAAAAAGATATTCTTTAAACTCATGGTTTTTCTCATTAAGATAATTCACAAAATCAAAAATATCGCCGTTTACTTTTTTGAATATCCTTCTAAAAATTTCTTCACCCCAGCCACCTATTTTTTCTATCTTAAAATTATATTGATTAATTGGTATTTCATCATCTCTTGAAGTAACATCACTATAATTCATAAATTCAAATTTACCATTCAAGAAATCTTCTTTTGGCACTTCTATTGAAAAGTTACTGCCGGTGCCAAAATTGCCGGTAAGTTTGATGCTGAACCAATTCACACCATATGTTTCACCTCTTTGTTGTCCGTTTTTTGCACATATTATGCCATCTTCCACAATACTATTAATAGCCATTACGTCAGTACCGTGATACAGTTTGATTTTATCCGGAAGTTGGTCAAAAAAATCTGGTCTCCATTCATTAATTCTCATTTTACTTTCACTTTTTTGTTTTCTGTTAAACCTGTTTTGATACATATCGCAAAACATAGAGAAATATTCCCATTTTTCCAAAAATTGAATTCTATTATAAAATGTATTGTGTCTGCCGTCATCAACATGTACACCGATAATTGCATCAGGCAATATAACACCCCTATACCCTATCTTTGAAAACTTAGTACCATATTGTCCAGAACTTTTTGCGATGTCGCCTTTGAATCTTGAACCCATTTTTACTTTATCATAAGGTGAGTTATTATAATCAGTGGTGAACATATTGGTAAAATCGAAATCTAAAACAATATTGTCCTTATTTAGTTTTGACGTATCCACTTCAATAACACAAGGCCAAGTTTTTGTTAATTGTGAATAAGACGTTGCATATTCGTAAGCAACTTGATATGATGTTGTTAAGAATACATATCCTTTATTATTAACAGTAAACGCACTGTTCTCCGCTTTTGAACGTATACCTTTATCAATAATTCCAAGTGCATATTTTAGGCATGTGCCGTGATATAATTTATTCGATAATGGAACATTCTGACGGCTTATTTGATTGTTTGCGATATCATTTTTACTTAATACTTCATTCCCTATTATATAGCATGAAAATTGTTCCGCGAATTTAGAAGCATTAAATTGTTGCAATTCTTTTGAATTTTTCAAATCGTAACTTCCATTATAATTTTCAGGTGATAAAGCAAGCCCATCTCCACTATCTATAACATTAAGAAAAAGTATTTTTGGAACATCACAGAAATTATAAAGTGAATCTATAAGTCTTCTTATTGTCAGTGAACCATCACGGTCTTTTATAAGATAACTTTTAATTGAACCGTCATCTTCAAAGAAAACATCTTTCATACCTGTATATGTATTACACAAAGTCCTTATTACATTGATAATGTACTTAAGGTTGTCACTGGTATCATCATTTGTTGAAATGGGATATATGTTTCCTTTGAATACAATAATTATATCACCATCTTCCATGCTTGGAATGGTGTTTCCGCTATATTTTAGTTCATTTATATTTCCACTAAAAGCTATATTTCCCATTTTAATAAGATTTAACACAAATAAATATAGAAAAATTTGGAGATGAAGAAAATAAATAGTACCTTTGCACTCGAAATTAAAACGAAAACATTAAATTTATGACAAAAAAGAAATCTGAAGAAGTAACAGCAGAAGAGATTAAAGAGATTAAGGCACAAATGCGTGATATTATGGATAAGGTTACGCCAAAATACCTTTATGATTATCTTAACCAATATGTAATTGGCCAGGAAGAGGCCAAAAAATATATCTCTGTGGCTGTATATAACCACTATAAGCGTTTTATGGATAACATATATGGTTATACACAAGGAGAGGAAAACAATCCGTACAGTGACGTGGAAATTGAAAAGAGCAACACCATCATTTGCGGTCCAAGCGGAACTGGTAAAACCTTTATGATTAGAATGCTTGCAAAACATCTGAACATCCCATTCCACATTGCTGACGTAACAAAAGTTACCGAATCTGGTTTTGTTGGTGATGATGTAGAAACTGTTGTGCTTGGTGTTTTGCGTGCAGCAAATTTTAACATTCAAGCAGCAGAACATGGAATTGTTATATTAGATGAAATTGATAAACTTTCACGAAAAAGTGAAACACCAACAATAACACGTGATGTTGGTGGTGAAGGCGTACAGCAATCATTGCTTAAAATTGTTGAGGGTACTAACGTTCTTGTTCCACCGAATGGTGGACGAAAACATCCAGAAGCGCAGTGTGTTGAAGTAGACACAAGTAATATGTTATTCATTGGTCTTGGTGCTTTTGATGGTTTGGAAAAAATCATTGATAAAAGAAAAAACAAAAACACCATAGGCTTTAATGCAAAACAAATGTCACAAAACAAAAATGAGGGCTTTTCAGATATCACAACCGAAGATTTAATTAAATTCGGAATGATTCCTGAGTTGGTGGGTCGTTTTCCGGTTATTACTTATACTAGTCATTTGACAAAAGATGAACTCGTAAAGATTCTGAAAGAACCTAAGAATTCAATCATTAAACAATATAAAAAACTGTTTTGGATTGATAATATTGATTTGAATTTTGATGATGATGTCTATGAACTAATCGCTGAATCTGCTTTTAAAAAGAAAACAGGTGCAAGAGGGCTGCGTGGCGTTTTAGATTTGCTGCTATGCGATTTGATGTTCGAATATGGTGGATATCATAAAGAAAAAATTACGTTAAATGTTACTTCAGAAATGGTTAAATCATCTATATTTGAAGAAAATTTTAAAAAAGTTGCTTAATTAACTCTAATTAATTTACTTGTTATGTAGGTTTCCCTATATTTATTAATATAATAATTTATAGGGAAATGAAACAAGATATTAATTACAATGTTAGTTATGAAGATTTCATAGAAGAAGTAAAAAAGAAATATTCAACATTTAAACGTTTTAAATCAAATTTAAAAAACGGTGGTAAATATGGTGATTATCTAATTGCAGAACATAATGGGTGGCTTGAAAAAACAGAAAGAGTTCTTAATGAAAAATGGGAAAAATACAAAGAGGGTGAATTTCAAAAATTTAGTATATATCTCAAAAAGAAATATAAGACTTATAAAGATGTAATAAAAAATAAATCTACTCATGATTATTACAAACTAACAGCAAATAAAGGTTGGCTTAAACGTCTGAAGCATGAATGTTATCACGAAGAAGATACAAATAAGCCTAATGGATATTGGGATAATTTTGAACATTGTATAGAAGAAAGTAAAAAATATAAAACAAGAAAGGAATTTGCAACCAAAGGTGGTGGTGCTTATTATTATGCCCGTAATCGTTACATAGATGAAGAAAAAACTGTAAGATGGATAGATGTTATGATACCATCTGTTTCTCTTGAAAGCAAACTCGGAAATGTATATTGTTATCGGTTTAGTCACGAAAAAGTTGTATATGTTGGAATAACAATAAATCCAAAACGAAGAGACCAACAACACAGAAGCCAAAAAGGGAGTAGTGCTGTAAAAAGTTTTTGTATGGAAAATGATATTCCGATGCCTCCGATGGAAATTCTTGAATCTGATATTAGTATATTAAAAAGTACAATTTTAGAGAAAAAATATGTTGAAAAATTCAAAAATGAAGGATTTAAAGTGTTAAATAAGGCAAAATGTGGTCTTGGTTCAAGTTCCGTAGGTACATGTAAACGTAATAGTTTATCTTTTTATGATTATGACATGTTGTTAGACCATATTAAAAATGTGAAAAAATTTAAGACTTATGAGGAATTTATTGGCGACAAAAATAATTGGACACCAGAATACACAAGAGCATTTTACCTTTCTGCAATAAGAAAAATAAATAAAGCATGTGGTTTTAAGCCTGGACATAATTGCTATTATAATTTTAACGAGTTTTTAGAAGATGTACGTCAAAAATATAAAACTTATAATGATTTTAAAATAAAAGATGACAAAAAACATTACACAAACGAATGGACAACAGCAATGCGACATAATGAAGAATGTTGGCTATTAAAAACTGTTGAAATTTTATTTCCTGAACATAAAGATGAGATTATTCAATTTTTGAGTAAAAGTAATAATAAAATGTTAAACAATAATAAATAAAAAAGGTCGCCTAAACTACAACGTACAAGGCATATATTCTTAGCACATCTGTAACGTTAGGAAGGCGTACCTTTATATTTAAATATAGGAATCAATATGGAAAATAATGAAAGACAAGTAAAACAAGTTATCATTATTGATAAATCGAAGCAAATGAATGTCGGTAAAATAGTCGCTCAAGGAAGCCATGCTTCTTTGGGTGCTTTGCTTACAATGTTTAATAAAAAACGTTATCTCGATGACCGCACAAAATATGAAATAATTTTCACAGAAGATTCCATACTTGATAAATGGCTTAATGGTATTTTCACTAAAGTTTGCCTTGAAGTAAAATCAGAGTCAGAAATGATGGAAATTTATACAAGCATTGTAAAATATAATGAAATAGCCGAGGAAAAAATACCAATAGTTCTTATTGAGGACTGTGGAAAAACATGCTTTCATGGAGAAAAAACAAAGACTTGTATAGGAATCGGACCATTTTGGTCAGATAAAATTGATGAATTTACTGGTCATTTGAAACTTTTTAGATAGTGTATACTATTTAATGTTAATTATTTTTTGAATATGAATGACTATGTTAAATATTAATTCTGTGATAACTGTTGGTAAATTTAAAAATAAAACAGTTGATTATATACTAAACACAAATAAGAAAGAAATATTCAATCTCATCAAACAAGGCTTAATATTTGATGACAATGTTCTTTCTCTTGCCGGTATTAAAAAAAATGTAAGAGATATGAAAGTTGTACAAATATTTACAGAGCATGAGAAAGACAATAGGGTTTATGAAAAAGAAACAGCAAGCCTTTCAAAAATTCTTAAAGAAATAAGAACCCTCGACAATGTTCTTGAATTTGATGAAAATGATGAAATAAACCGAGTTACTCAAAGTTCTAATACTACCAATGAGTACGAAGAAATGGATATAGATAATCTATGAGCAAAATATACGCATTTTGTGGTAGAAAAAGAAGTGGTAAGGGCGTACTATCTAATATTATTAAAGAAAAATATGATGGTATTATTGTAACCGTTGCCGATTATTTAAAATATATATGCTGTGATATCCTTAAATGCGGTCTCGATGAACTTAATCAAAAGAAAGATGATGGCACAGTATTTTCATTACATCCCGATAGTAGATGGTTTGATATTATAAATCATAAAACCGGCATTGATATAGAATTAATTAAAAACGATATATCTGGAATTGAATTTACTACTATACGTCAAATGTTACAAGTAATTGGGACTGATTGTATACGTAAACATAATCCTAATTGGCATGTAAATTGTATGAAAGAGGATTTGAAAAAATATATTTCAGAAGGTAAAACGGTGGCAATTGATGATGTAAGGTTTCCAAATGAACGTGAAGCAATCGAAGAACTTGGAGGTGAATGTTTCTTTATCGTTCGTCCAATGAACATCAGTGTTTCAAATCATATATCAGAAACGGCTTTAATATGGGACATGTTTGATGAAAAACATATTATTATTAATGAAGACTCTCTTGAAACATTTAAAGAAAATTTTATTTGGCATCTAGATAATAATTTTTCTGAAAATAAAATACATTCTTTTTTCCTTTCAGAAAAATTTCATTATGTAGATATGAATATTTTATTTGGTCTATCTCAAACTGAAATTGTTGACGAAATAATTAAACAAAATAAAGAGTACGAACCCTTTATAAAAAATGGTATTATAAGATTTAAAGCCATATCAGAAGAAATGCATAAAGCATTTTTAATGAATATATATCGTAAATTTTTATCTAATAGTATGAGTGTAAATAATTATCATATAATTTATAATCCCTTGATAAATGAAAATTTAAAAATATATTTATAAAATTAAAAAACACATATAAAAAAAGAGACAGAAGAAAAAATTCGACTGTCTCTTTAATTTTAATTAAGGTTTGAACGTCTCTTTGATTTCGACTCCATTAGCAATATTTATTGAACCACTACCATCTATGTAAGTAGATTTATTACCGGCACCTTGTGTCCAATTGAATGTTCCTTTGTTAAGATTAACGGTTCCGCTCTCCACATAAGCCATGTAATATGTTGGTTTATTAAAATTACCCATTCTATATATACCGCCATTTACTGTAACCACACCATCATTAGCACAGAACATGCCATTAGGGTCACAATTAGATACTGCATTGTTTATAACAATTTCCGCTGATGGACCGTTCGCAATAAATACATACGCCCATCCTTGATTAAGTCCACGGTCAATTGTTTCGAACTGTCCGTTATTAATAATTACTTTACCTGCATTACACCTTACGGCTGCACCCCTGTTTGTGTCAGAACCTACTTCACATCCATCAATTACAAGAGTACCACCTTCATTTTTAATCGCATCACTTCCTTGTGATTTTACAGAACCATTTTTTATCACACCACCTTTTAAAACTAAATTACCGTAATTCTTAATTGCTGCATCTCCATTAACAGGATTGATTATGCTATTCTCTCCTAAATTAAGTACTACTGATGTATTACTTTCAAATTGAAGTGGAGTGCCGCTATCAAGTGTAATATCCGTATCTACGTTTATAATAATTCTTTTACCCGGTTCTATATGTGAGATTAATTCAAGAAATTCTTCTACATTTTTGACAACTTCTTTTTCAATGGCATTATATAAATCATCACCATTGTAATCCCATTCATTAAAGATATCTGCCCATATATTTATTTCGTTCATTTTTATTATTTATTTATAACAATAAATATTCAATTTATATAGAAAAAAGGTTTCATCGTTCTGAAACCTTTTCAATTTTATTTAATTCTTTATTTACTTTTGAAACGTATCCATTTGTTGAACGTACTGAATAATTACTTCCGCCATTCCACAACCTCATTGCTTTTTCTCTATCATGAGAAGGATTATAGAAATCCTGAATAATATTAAACATTTCAATTGATTTTTCTACACTGTACCTGTCACCGTAGGTGAAACGTTTTTTGTTCTTCTTCAATTTGTTTATACGGTTACAATCTTCGACTACAATTGGGGAAATCTGTAAAATTCCAACGTGTTTCCCGCTTACTGCTCTTGGGTTTCCTTTACTTTCTACTGCGCTAATTGCTTTTATTAAATTGTCCCATCTGTTTTCTGTCGGTGTACTTTGTGCAACACTTTCCAACCCGCAAATCATGAAAGTTAGTGTTAATAATGCTTTAATTAGTGTTTGTCTCATTTTAAAAATTAAACTTTTATTTTTCGATTAACTGACGAATTTCATATACCTATTTAATGAAATTGACGGATAACACACCATTCTTTGTCAGTTTTCCTGTATACCAATCTTTAATAATCTGTTTAAGGAATTTTTTTCTATCAGTATCATCAATGATTATAGAATGAAATTTATCATCTAACATCAAAAGAAATTCGCCAAGTGACATTGTTTTTAATGGCATTCCACCACTCAACATATTTACCATTTTATCTTTTGTTGGATAGCCATTTTCATCTATATCATCTATTTCAACTTTTGCAAAATTTTTATCAATATAATTTTTCACAAGAAGCACTTTCTCTGCGCTTGGAGAAAATGATTCTGTAAGTAATTTACTGATAATTTCCTGTTCAGTATTTTCTTTTATCAATATTTTTTTCCTCATATTTGACATATATTATAAATATCCTTACATTAAAATCAATGCAAAGATACTATTTTTATTTAAAAAACATAAATTAATTATATTAAAACTTGTTAAGATTTATCATTTCTGTTTCAAATATGAAACCTTCATCTGGTTGTTTATCAATAATATAATCTGTAACTTTATCTTCTATTTCATTTTGTATCATATAAATTACCGGTCTTGCGCCATATTCAGATTTTTCTTTTACTTTATTATATATGTGATTAATACATTCATTGCTTTTAAATGTATTACCCAATATATAATTTATATTTTCTAACCTTTTACTAAAATTATCTATTTCAAGACGAATTATATCTTTGATATTATCCTCGGTAAGTTTATTGAAATAAATAATACTATCGATACGATTTATAAATTCAGGATTAAATTTATTTTTCATGGCTTTCATAATGGCTTCATGATTATCTGAGCCATTGTCTTTTATAAAGCCTATACCGCCATTTTTATTATTTATTTCTTTTGCGCCTACATTGGATGTCATTATTACAATTACATTCGAAAAATCTACTGTAATGCCCATATTATCAGTGAGTCTTCCCTCATCAAATAATTGCAAAAACACATTATGTACATCTTCACTTGCCTTTTCCATTTCGTCAAGTAATAATACACAATGGTTATTCTTTTTAATCGCTTCAGTCAGTATTCCGCCTTTGTCATACCCTATATAACCGGCCGCTGAACCATACAATTTATTAACACTCATTTTATCTGAATATTCACTCATATCAAGTCTGATGAGCGATTTTTCATCACCAAATACTTCTTGTGCCAGTTTTTTTGCAAGATATGTCTTACCAGTACCTGTCATACCACTAAAAAATAATACAGCAGGTCTATTGTTATCCGTTATTCCGATTCTTTGTCTTTTTACTACGCGACATACTTCATCAATTGCTTTATCTTGTCCGATAACAGATGATTTTAAACATAAATTAAGGGTTTTCAGTTTATCACGCTCATTTTCTGTAATCTTTGTGACTGGTATATTTGTTTTCACAGATATTATCTCACGTATATCATCTTCACTAATCTCAATAGGCTTAGTATTAAGAATAACATCTTTCTCAATAAGTTGAAGTTCTGATTTTGTCCTTATTTCCTCATTTTTAAGCCGGTCATATTCGTCATAGTCTCTTCGTTCACTACTATTGTTTATTATTTTTATTTTTTCTTTAATTACTTCAAGACGATTTTTACATTTTGTTATTCGTATATCTTCTTTTGCATTTATACTTTTTTTTGCGCCTATTTCATCAATAATATCGATAGCATAATCCGGTAATTTGGCTTCTTTAACATACAATTTTGTTAATTTGACACATGTTTCTATTGCTTCATTTGTATAAAATACATTATGAAATTTTTCATATTTTGATTTACTTAACTTTAATATATTAATAATTTCATCTTCACCTTTTTCTGACATTTCGATTTTTTGGAAACGCCTTTTTAATGATGGACTATTTTGTATATAAGATATATATGATTTTCTATCCATCGTGCATATAAATCTTATATTACGTTCCATAAGTATCATGTCTAACATATTTTCCGTATTAATTTCACCAAATTTACTTTTATCCGATAAAATTGATTGAAGGTCATCGATAAAAAATATATAACCATCTTTTTTTACCGCATCAGCAATTATAGCATTAAATTTGGCCTCAAAATTTCCTCTTAGTACGGCACCAGATACAAGTGTCATAAAATCCATTTTCATTAATTTCTTGTTTTTAAATGCATCCGGTACTTTCCCACTTATAAGTAGATTCGCAATATGTGAAACTGTTGCCGTTTTACCAATACCGGAATCACCAACAACCACGACATTATTCCTATCACGTTTCGATAATACACTAAATATGTTATTGATTATTTCATCATTCCCCAATACCTCATCAATTTTTCCATTAGCAGCCAAATGGTTCATATCAATCAATAAATCTTCTACCGCGCCTTTCTGGACTTGTTGTTGTTCCATATTTATTTTGTTTGTTCTATCATTAGAAATTTCATCAGATGGAACTATCGTATTAAGATTAGTAAGTAATTGTTCATATGTTATACCAATTTGTTTAAATTGTTTTCCTATTATGTCATTTAATTTTAAAATTGATAATAACATATGTCCAGATGTAATGTTGTTCACATTAAATTCATTCTTAACGGTTTCAATACATTTATCATATAAAGAATCGTATTCCACTCTATCACTTATTTGCGAATGACTCGTTCTTAAAATTGACCGGACAAACCAATCATGCATTGTATTTAATGTACTTGCCAATGTTGTTTTTGAAAGTATTTGATATGCAATAGAATCTTCATTTTCAAGGATAGAAAGAAGGAAATAATCAATTGTTAATCTTGTTGTTGGATATTTCTTAATTAATTCATTCTTAATATATTGAAATATGTTAACCGCCTCGTTAGTAAAATTGGTTTCAAACATCAGTTTATTTACAAATTTTAACATAAACATAGTTAAATTCTCATAATTTTTCAATTATATATTTTGCCATATCTGTTAAAAATAGTATCTTTGCAAATGAAATAAAACTTTAACAATGGCAATAATTTATAATAAGTACATTAATAACAGGGACCATACATGGTATGATAGCAGCAATATATTATATAGTGTGTGTTATGATACAAATGCAGAAAAAAAAGCCTTGAAAATAGTGTTTAAACAAGGAAGAACATATCTTTATAAAGACGTTGATGTGAACGATTATCTCATGTTTAGAAATGCAGAATCAAATGGGAAATCAGTCAATGAATTTATTATAAAAAAATATAAAGGTGTAAGGCTTGCTGATACATCACAAGAAACACTTAATAATCTTAAAGATGAGTTTATTAACGAAAACAAAGTTACAGAAGAGGCATTTACCAATCTTGCATATCATATGGAAATGAATGGGGATACAGGTGAATTTCGTCTCAGTCTTAATGGCAAGCCGATATTTGAAGGAATAGAAAACCAAGTATCAATCGTAAGATTACTTAAATCAATGAATATAAATTATTCCTATTCAGAATTGGAGGACAATATTTCAAAAGAGGAGGATTTTTTCAATGAATAACGACAACAAACAACTTTCAGTAATAGTAACACAAGAAACACCTTGGAAACGTGCATTGAATGCTGCACGACGCACAATAGGTAAAGAACCAATTGACAAAGAGCCTTCTGATAACTGGAAAGCAAAAGTACTGCTTGCAGAACATTCACCTATTAAATTGGTTGAATATCTTATTTCATTTAAAAATCTTAGACAGTTCGTAGGTGTCCATTTATTAAGGCATGAACATCTGTTACCGTATATACATAGTCAAAGGGAAGACAGAAGAAAACTTAATTGTTCAAGGGATGAACTTCCACAAGGAACACCAAATGACCAAGATTTTGTTGCTAATGCACAAACACTTATTAACATTTCCCGCAAAAGACTTTGTACATGTGCATCAAAAGAAACAAGGGAGGCATGGCAAATGGTTAAAGATGAGATTGCAAAACAAGACAAAGTAATGGCAGATAAAATGGTTAGAAACTGCGTATATTCCGGTTTCTGCCGTGAGTTAAATTGTTGCGGTTTCGTAAATACACCGGCTTTCCAAAAAGAACTTGAAACATATCGTAAAACACAATATACTAATAATTAAAAACTTATAAACAATGCAAGAAAATTACTATTTTTCACCGACATCACTTAATCCATCAACTGAAAAGATTAATGAACAGATAAACAAATCAAGAGAAAAGTCATATGACTTTTGTACTCCTTGGCAATCAAAAACACACTTAGAAAATGCCTAAAAAACCTAAGATGCATAAATGTGGCCGTTGTGGTAAAATGGCCATTTGGCTATATTTGCCTTCATCACATGGGATAAACTTTTTCTGTGATGACTGTGTTCCACGTGGATGTACTTGTAACGTCATGGATTTAGATATGGAAGAACCTGATAAAAGTCTATCTGAACGTATAATATGGTGGTCAAAAGAAACATACAATAAATGTCTTAAAGATAAAACAGATACGACTACATGTTGTACTCATGAAAGAAAAAATGATTCGTTCCACTATGAAATACTTGATGAACAAGGAAGACGTAATCCATGTTGTGAATACTATTATTGTCCTAATGGTTATGAGAGGGAATATAATACATATTATGTAAACATTTCTGATGCATTATATGTATTCAACAAAGTCATAAGAAAACACATGGTCGGTTCATTGACTATGGCTGAAGGGATTAAAAAAATTATAACTGATAATAAAGATGACAAATTAAATTACAATCAGTTTATGACAAAGGTATCTAAGTTTTGTAAACCATACATTTCCCATAAAATGTTTGAGCGAGACAAACTGAATCATTCATTTTATAATTCGTTCAGAAGCCAACTTTATGATAAAAAATGTAAGATTGTTTCTGACTTAATGTGAAAAATAGTATATTTGAATTAGTTAAAATAATTAAAATAAATAATAGATTTGATACAAATGGCAAAAGATTCATTAAAGAATAAATTTAATAAAGAAGTCGAAAAATTCCATGATAGACTTATTAGTTATGTTCGTGGTTCTATTTTTGAATTTAAAAGAAATCATGGTTTAAACGATGAAGAAATTTCTGATATACTTAGTATAGATGAAGAAATGTTATCGGATTTCATGCACGAAACTTGGGATGGCTATGTAGATTCTCGTCTTCTCTCTATTCTTTTCTTATTAAGCGATGGAAAATTCGATTTCAGTAAGGTAATTTATAAAAAACCTGATGATTTCACGGATGTTATAAAGGCTTACATTGATGAATTTTCAGTTAATCGTCATGAAAGAAATATTGCAGAATTACTCAATTTACTTGGAATTGAAAATGATGTTGATTTAAAAGCCACTGTATTGGCTATCAAAGAAATTCTCAAAGATAAAAGAAATGGCAAAGAAGAAGATTACTGATTTAGGATTTACACCATCACCATATCAAGAGAAAATTTTCGACTTCGTACAACACGGAGTCGGAAACTGTGTTATTAAAGCATGTGCTGGTAGCGGAAAATGCCTTGGATACAACACAGAAGTGTTAATGTATGATGGAAGTATAAAAAAAGTACAAGACATAAAACTTGGTGATTTATTAATGGGTGATGATTCTAAACCACGTAAAGTTTTATCTACAAATATTGGTGAAGGTAACTTAAAACGTATTATACCCAAAAAAGGCAATTCTTGGGTTTGTAACGATGTTCATATTTTAACATTGGATAAATACGAAAAAAGATGGAATGGTGGTAATGGAAAATATAAGACCATTGATATTTCCATAGATGAGCTTGAAAAAATAAACCCTTCTAAGCATAAAAATGGTGATTATAGGGAATATAAATTATTAAAAACAGGCGTTGATTTTCAACATAAAGATGTTGATTTTGACCCTTGGTTATATGGAATATGGCTTGGTGATGGTACAACACAACAAGCATACATAACAAACGTTGATGAAGAAATAATTAATAAAATTAAAGAAGTTGTTCCATCTAATCATTATGTGGAGGTAAAAAAATACAAAAACAAATCCCCAAAAATTGCAATTTTATCTGATACACATAAAGTTTATAGTAATAAATTTAGAAACTTTATAAGAAAAAGTAGTGACGAAAATGGAAAATTCATCAGTAAAAATTATTTAATTAATGATAAAGATATTCGCCTTAAATTATTAGCTGGTATAATTGACTCTGATGGCTATTTTGCACGTAATAATTACTATATATCGACTAAGTTTAAATCATTATGTGATGATATCATATTTTTGGCAAGAAGCCTTGGATTTGGTGCTTATTATTCATATCGCAATAAAACTTGTTATAATAATGGCGTAACAAAAAAGTATTATCATATTATCATTAATGGGGATTTATCACAAGTGCCAGTTGTTTTACCAAGAAAAAAAGCCGGTCCGAGATTAATTGCTAAAAATCCATTACACGTTGGCTTTAGAATTGATGATGAAGGGTATGGCAAATATTATGGTTTTACTCTTGATGGAAATGGAAGATTTTTATTAGGTGATTTCACTGTTACACATAACACTTCAACGATAGTATCTGCAATGAAACTTGTCCCCAAGTCTAAGAAATGTTTGTTCATTGCATTTAACAAAAGTATTGTTGAAGAACTTACAAAACGTCTTGAAGGTTATGATAACTGTACTGTAAAGACCATTCATAGTTTGGGAAATCTAATTGTACGAAGGAATCTCGGTAATGATATTGAAATTGATGAGTACAAGTACCGTACATATCTTAAAAAGAATATTACAGAACTTACAACCATTGAGAACGGTTCATTTATGACACGTCAAATGGTAGAGGAATATATCGACAGCATTTCCATGTTGATTGATTATTCAAGGTTTAACCTTGCACAATCAGTTAAGGAAATAGAACAGGTTGCCGCAAGATATGATATACCTGTATCATTTGATGAGTGTGAAGTTGCCCTAAAATGCCTCAAATGGGGCAAGGAGAATTATAAAACCATAGACTACACGGATATGGTATGGCTTCCGTATGAATTATCTCTCAGACCGTCGGGATTACAATTTGATTGGATTTTCTTTGATGAGGCGCAGGATGCAAGCCAAATGGCGATACAATTGTTTATGCGCTGTTTTAAACGCGGTACAAGATTTGTCAGCGTCGGAGATAAAAATCAGTCAATTATATTCTTTGCCGGTGCATCACCAGAAGCATTTGACTATATGTGTAACTATCCTAATACGACAGTATTTGGCTTACCGGTATCATATAGATGTGCTAAGAACATAACAAAGTTCGCCAATAATTTAGTACCTGAAATGCAATACAGGGAAAATGCACCGGATGGAATTGTCGTACAAAATTGCCGAATAAGTGAAATAAAGGATGGTGATATGGTACTTGCACGTTCAAAAGCACCATTGTTAAAATTGTATATAAAGTTGTTAAGGCGTGGTGTCAATTGTTATATAAAAGGACAGGATATAGGTACTAACCTTATTAAGTTGCTTGAAGAGATTGAGTGTGAAGAACTTAACGTTAATCTTGATAAGGACGGTGTGTTTGTAAGACTTTACGACAAGTTATTTACAGACCGTAATAAACTGATGATTAAATGTGGGCTTGACATGAACGATGCAACATTATCTATGGGCATAATGGAAAAATATGATACTATTAATGCATTGATAATTCTTGCCGAAAGATATACAACGAAACGTGACTTAATAAAACATATAGAGGAAATATTCAAGGAAGAAGCAAAGGGTGTCTGTCTTTCCACAATTCACAAAGCAAAGGGTTTGGAGGCTGAAAACGTATACATTTTATGCCATTCAATGATGCCATCTAAACTCGCTCACCACGATTGGGAAAAACTTCAAGAGAAGAACTTGCAGTATGTTGCATATACAAGGCCAAAGAACAAATTAGGATTCATTTCAGAAAAAGAAATACCGCCAGTCGGTAGTATGGCAGAACCTACAGCCATATTGACAGAACTTAAATATATTGAGAATAAAGTCTGTAAAGTTCTTGGTAAAGAACCGATGGAAGCAATGAATAATGCTGAAATGGCGAAGTTCAACCTTAGAAATGCTACAGAAATCACCGATTTCCACAGTAATGATAATTGTGTTGTATTGGAAGAGAATCACTATGATGATGACGGAGAGTTTGACAGTGATGATGCATTACTTGACCAATTACTATTATTTATACAGAAAGGTGATAACAAAGCGGTTGAAAAAGTGAAAAAGGTTATGGAGATAGCAGAACAAAGCCGGGGCATTTAACCTCGGCTTTATTTTTTATTTTAGGATTTTGTGCATTCAATTCCACATATTTTCTTTAACTGTGGCGTTGGTGACTCTATATTTTCCACAAAGCTGTCAAATGCTGTATTGATGAATTGTTCTTCCGGAACTTCTGTATATGTTGCATTTTTCTGCGTGGGAATGGTGTTGAATGTGGTTTCTTTAGCATCTTCCTTCTTAACTATAAGTGGTTCATTACCCCACTCAAAAGGGTTTGATTTATTGTAACTCATGATATTATTTCTATTTTAATTAATTATTTAAATTTGCAATCTGTTGGTTAAGGTCTGAGAACTGACGGTCAAAATCAATTTCATCGAATTTTTCATCTGTATGTGTGTTGATTTGTGCAACAGCATTTGCAATGTCTTCTTTAGTAGCCAAATTACATGTGCAACCACCGGTTTCAGAACTAATGATTTCATTTTTTGCCTTTTCAATGTGATTATGCACAGAACAGAATTTGCAATCAATGTTACCAAGTGAATCATGGACTGAAGATTCGATGGTTTCTTTTATTTCATTCTTATCAATACTTATATTACTGAACTTTTTATCAAGATAATTTTCTATTACTCCGGTACGTCCTACATAAGCAGAGTCGTAATCATATTCATATGGTCTATACGTTCTTGGCATTTTTTCTTAATATATTAAATATTTATTTTTGACCAGATTTTATCGATGACAGTACGACTTGAATCTATTTTTGTCTTAATTTCAGATGCTCTTGTATTGACATCATTGACAACATAATCACGTGCAGAAGTAATTGAAGTTTTAATTTCACCAATTGCACGATTAGTCTCAGAAGTGACATGTGCTTGTGTTTCAGCATGTTTATCATCAATATGCTCTTCTATATAATCTCTCCATTTGTGAGTTTCTTTTTTCCATTCACTCCATTTTTGTCTCGTTTCTTCTGGAACAGTTAATGTAACTACGCCTTCATCATAACCGTATTCATTATATCCATTCATCTTTCTTTGTGTATTTGTATATAAATAGTTTGCTTTTCAGTGTTTTTATATAATATTTACACCTATTTATAAAATATTAGTTAATTTGTTTATGGAATATATCAGGGAACTTGTAAAAAAAACACTAATAGAAATATTAACAGAAGGGCGTTATGACACAACTACTACGCCTTATAACTCACATGCTGATGTTAGAAGAAATCTTGATTATAACCCTTTATATTCTGATAACGGAGGACACTCGGCGCATGATACAGTTTCACAAGTATCCACTTTTGATACTAATGGGCAAAATTTTAAAACAAATGGTAATAACATCGTAATTTCTGATAATAAATTTATAATTTATAAAATTAAGAATTTTGGTAACGATAAGATAGAGTCTACTCTTAGTCTATTTGGCCGTGGTGCCGGAGGCGAAAAAGAATTAAGACGTGCTATAGATACTATTAATGGCGCAGCAACTAGAAACAGACGTTCAGTTAAGTATAGAACAATCACATCTGAAACATTTCAAGGAACATCGAAACGTACAGGACAAATGTCTAAAACGTTCTGGGAATTTAGCCTTGATGGAGGTAATACTTGGTATATTTTAAAACCATCACCAATACAATCAATGCAGCCTTCAAAACTTGTATATCGTACTAATGAAAGCAGAAATCGTTTAACAGAAGCACAAGATTCACAGTTTTCATTACAAGTGTTATCATCTATTAATTCTTTTAATCAGCGTCTTGCATATTGTAAGGAACATCTTGGAAAAATAATCGGCAACGGTTCTTCAAGAGTCGTTTTTCAAATAAATGACCAAATATGCCTTAAACTTGCTAAAAACCAAAAAGGCATCGCTCAAAATGAACATGAATCAGAATGGTATAAACAGTCACTTGATTGCTTTCCAAAAATTTTTGATTATGATAATGCCAATGATAGTTGGATAGTATGTGAGTATGTATTGCCGGCTAAGCCTGAAGATTTTAAACATTGCCTTGGCATGACATGGGATGAATTTGTTTCGTTCATTGGCTCTTGTTATAATGAGTATGATAGAAACAGGTTTCGTAGAACATCTTATTCTAAAATGCCAGATGAACAATTCTACAATCTTATTGAAAATAATGATACCCTACATGACATATATGACTATATGACTAATTACCAAGCCCCAATGGGCGATTTAACGAGAATTGCAAATTATGGCATGGTAAGACGTTATAACCAAGATTTAATCGTAATATTAGACCATGGATTAAGTGATGCTATTTGGGATGAATATTATAAATAATAATACTGATTGAATAAATGAAACTTTTTACCAATCCGAACAAACATACCGTTGTTATTACTGAACAACAGATGAAAAATATAACTGAAGCGATAAAAGTTTCTACCGCTGAAGAACCTGATGCCAATACACATACTATGCAGGCAGATTTTAAAAAATTTAAGAAATGCCCCAAATGTGGTACTCAAATGCCATTTTTGATGTCTATATACGATGAACATGATGATAAGGATGATAAAAACATTGGACATTGTGATGAAAATGGTAAATGGAGTAAAACAGAGTATCAGTCATTTGGAATATGGCAATGTCCTAAATGTTATCATACAGAAGCCGAAAGTAATATGGCATAATCAATTTTTTAAATATACCAAATATTTATATTTAAATAAATGTTATATTTTATAACTTCAATAAACAATATAATACAAATAGAAATATGACTAAGAAACTTATAAGATTAACAGAATCAGACCTTCATAGAATCGTGGAAAAGTCCGTGAATAAGATAGTTAATGAAACATACAACAAATACAATGAATTGGAGAGGTATGCATACGAAAATCAACAAGTTAGACCAATGATTCAGAAATTGGCAGACTTTGCTGAAACGATAGCACAAATAGGTAAAATGCAAGGAAAAGACAATTACTATCAATTCTATCACAAACTGCATGGCGATATTTTACAAATGCATAATTTGTGGAATTTCTTGGATTATGATGATGATTAAGCCGCCACAAGCCCAACTCTAATCTAAGACCATTATCAGAAATATCATTGTCTAAAGCATGGTTTTAGATATTTTATACGAAATTTTTCTTTCCATATTTCTTTATATTATGTGCGTCAAGAATCATTAATGTTTCTTGATGCATTCTTTTTGTTAATTAATATTAAAGGATAAATAAAATTATTATATTTTTTTGTAATTAAAAAATAAAATAGTACCTTTGCATAAAAAATATGAATATGAGAAAAAAGAAAGACAACCGATGAATTTAATTATACTAGCATCATTACATATGATGAAGACTTGAAACAATGAGAATCATAACTTTAAAATAGAATTTATTAAAACTTAAAATTCAAATAAAATGGAAATTTTTATTTTTACTTTTGTCGCAATTTTTATTATTGCAAGTGTGTTGTGTCTTATTAGTGAAACCCGTTATAGCAGAAAATTGCCGAATGAATCTCTTGATGAAATAAGACAAAGAATTAATAGATACAAAGATGAATTAAAATTAGAAACTGATTTTGCCAAACAATCAGAATGGTTATACCTTATCGAATATTGGAAACAACAAGAAAATAAACTGATTGAATATAATAAAAAAAATGGAAACTTTTAAAATGTATTGTGAAAAACCAGTTATTTTAACTGTATGGAAACCGCATATAGTTGAAACCTTAAAAAGTTTAGGTTTTCGTACATTATTTTTTAATAATAATAGTGACTTACCTTTAATGGTACATCATACATATATTTTCACTACTGATAAAATTCCAGATAATGCTATATGTTGCAATGACGTTTATACATTTATTAAAGAAATTATAAAATGAAATACATGGGTAATAAACAAAGAATAGTTGAAGATATTCTTCCGCTTATGCTTAAAGAAATGGATGATAAATCGGCGTTTGTCGATGCGTTTTGCGGCAGTTGCTCTGTAATAGAAAACGTACCTTCAGAATATCATCGTATTGCCAATGATAAAAATAAATACCTTATAGCAATGTGGAAATCCCTTACAAATGAAAAATGCCAAAAACCACCAATGCGTATCGAGCGTGATTTTTATTGTGATGTGAGGGATTCTTATAATAAAGGAGATAAACGTTATACGGATGGAATTAAAGGATGGGTTGGTTTTATGGGTTCGTTTAACGGTCGTTTCTACGATGGAGGTTATAGTGGTCATAACGTTATTGGTTCAAATGGTAAATTGCGTGATTATATATCTGAAAATATTAATAATACTTTGAAACAAGTGCCAAAATTAAAAGGCATTGAATGGCAAAGCGGTGATTATTGGGATATTAATATCCCAGATAATTCTATAATATATTGCGATATACCTTATAAAAATACAAAACAATATTCAGTCTCTAAAAATTTTAATTATGACTTATTTTATAAATGGTGTAAAAAAATGAAAGAAAAAGGGCATACGATATTCGTTTCAGAATACGATATGCCGGAATATTTTAAATGTATATGGAGCAAACAAATTACTAATGCTATGCATCAAACAAATACAAAAAAACCAATTGAAAAATTGTACACTCTTTAAAATGTAGAACAGTCGATATTAGGGTCACACATTTTAGTATTTCTTTTATCATAATTATTAACTTTCTTTTAGTTTATTGAATAAAAATAGTATATTTGCAAAAAAGACAATAATATGGCAGAAAAATTAAAAATAAGAATAAAAGAAACCGGTAAAATCGATTATTGCTATGATGTAATTGAACGTGACGGTTTCAGAGAAATGGGTGAAAGGAAAATACCAAAATTCAAACATACTTATTTCAAAAATAAGGAACTAACAGAAACAATAAACAAAGATGATATTGATATAATTCCTTGGGAACCTTATGAACTTTTTGGCATCGAATGCGGAAAAGGATGGCATGATTTGTTAAAGCCAATTTTTGATTATATAGAAGAATATAACAAAGATAAAGATAATGAACATAAAATGCAAATTTTCCAAATTAAGGAAAAGTGGGGTCAATTATGTGTATATCTTAATTTCTATACAGACGAAATAAGTAAACTAATTGATACCGCAGAGGAAGAAGCAAGCAATACTTGTGAATTATGCGGAAGCAAAGAAAACGTAGGAATGGCTTACGAAGGATGGCTTACAACAGAATGTCATGACTGTATGAAAAAATGGTGTCAAAAAAACGAAAGACCACATCGTTGGAAGAGAAATAGTGATAATAAAATATATTGGATAAATCCCAATACTGAAGATGAATTATTTGAAAATAAAGAAATATGATAAATTGTGACGGTAAACTCTGTAATATAAAAACCAAATCCTTAGACGAATATTATAATTTTATTAATTGGAGAATATATAATAAAGATTGTATCGAATTGAATAAAAAATGAAATAATATGAAATTAATATTAAAATCCATTTGGAATTATTTCATAGGATATAGAAATGGGTATTATCCGAAAATACTATGGGAACATGTATCGCAATGTCCATTAAAATTCTGGTGTAGTATATTATGGGTATACAAAAAAAATAACCACGATTTTGCGGTTGTATATATTGATGATATTACTGATGAAGAAATAACATATGAACAATATATAAACGAGCATAAAGAATTTATGAAATTACGAAAAGAATGGTATGATAAACAATATATCAAAAAATCACTTATTTATTTTGTTATGCTATTTATATGAAGTATATTTGCAAACGATAAAAATAAAATATAATAACAATTAAAAATTAAGAAACAATGCGTAAATTAGTATTAGTTTTTGTGATGCTTGCCTCGATGGTATTTGCATCTTGTGGTAACTCAACCAAGGGTTCTGACGTTCAGAATGATTCTGTAAGTGTTGATTCCATTGCAGTAGTAGATTCAGTCGCCGTTGCTGACAGTGTGGCTGTAGATTCTACTACAGTAAGCCTCGACTAAGAAAAATAAGAGACTTTAATATTTTTTAACGGGAATTCCTTTGGAGTTCCCTTTTTTCGTAGTATATTTGCATTAGAAAGCCTATCTTTTTAAAATGATAATTAAATTAAAAATACCAAGTTGGATTAAATATTGGTTAAGACTAAAAAAAGCCAATATCATATATGCTTATTATATGCTGATGAAACGAACAAGAATTACAGACCTTAAAATCGGCGATAAACTTTATCGTATTAACAATAGCAATGGCAAATTATTAACCTATACTATTGAGAGAATAGACGGTTCATGGCTCACCATATCTAATGAAACTGGTTATATCTGTGCATCTATACAATGTAGTACTATAGATAATGATAACATTAATGGTGAATATTGGACACATCCATTTATTGCGGCATGGATGACCATCAAGAAAATACGAAATGAACAGTATAAACTTGAACAAAAACGTATTCAGATAATAAAGGTTAATGGTATTAAAGTGAAAATAAACACATATCCTGAGAAAGACAGTTGGATAAAAAGAACAATATATAATATAAAAGAATTTTTTAACAATAAGTAACTATGTTTGGATTTTTTAAAAAAAAAGTAGACTATGACGAATGAGGATATTGAAAACTACAATGAGGAAAAAATAGAGAATATACAGGATTTTGTCGATTTTTGGGCAAGGCACTACGGAATAGAATATTCATGGAGAAAAGATGATGGTGATGAATATCTTGTCGTGTGGATTGATTTCAAAGCCTTAAAATCGTTCACTAAACTATTCTCTACTGATACTATAGACGAATGTGATACGGATTTCCAATGTATATTCAGACATGACTGTATTGTTTTTCCACATTTTGAATATATTTTAGACCATTGTGAAATAGAGGAAGAAGATATAAAAAAGATATTCCCAATTTGACTTTTATCAATAATATGGCTCAAAAAAGACACATTTTTTGTTTTTATTTGCTCAATTCATTTTTTATTAGTACCTTTGCATCACATTTCAAAAGTAAACGTGATTCGTCAAAACAAATAAGCCACTTTTATAGTGGTTTTTTAAAAAATAAACGTTGTGCGCGAACACAGATAATTTGATATATGTCAAAAAAAGTAAAAAATATTATTTAAAGACCGACTTATGTGATGAGAAAATGTAAAAAATACGTTATTTAATAATAAATGAAAAAATTAAAGTAAATAAAAAATTTTTAAAAGAAAGGGAAAAAAATGAAGAAGATTTTATTTATCGTAATGTTTATGTGCATGGGCATCTATGCAAATGCTGAGAATGAGGGAATGAACGCACTTAATGAAGTTGCTCGTTATGAGCTTAAAATTTCAAACTACAATCGTTTATACAGCACACTTGAATTAACAAACGACCAGAAGGATTGTGTTAAGGAGATAATTGATGAGTATGAACGTGATATTGAGTTTTCAATTCTCGGTAATGAAGGCTCTACAAGAGAGACTTTGCTTAAAAACAGTATTAACAAACACATCAAATATATGTCTTATATATTGACTAAGGAACAGTATAAAAAGTATCTGATGTTGTTTAAACTGACTCTTCGTAATCGCGGTATCGAAATAAAATAAGTAAAGTCACAATAAGTCGGAATGTTAAAGGTGAGGATTAATTTCCCCACCTTATTTTTTTTTAATGCCTAACTCACGTCTAAGTTTAATTACATTATTTTGAAGATACTGGTCTGCAATCTCTTCATATTCACCTCTGTATTTCTCCCAAATTGGGCTATATAATGTATCGCCTTCAACTTCTCACCCATTTTACGGTATTGTGCTTGTTGGTCAAGACCGTTATAAGAATATCCATCTTAGTTAATATTATTGGTTTCATATTCTTTTAAAGTTTGTTTGATGGCTTCTGTAATATCATTTTTACTGATATTAATATGGCGTTTTGATTCATTTTTCTTTTGCAACTCTCTTTGTCTACGTCTTTCTTCCGCTTCTTTTTTTGCTTTTGCATATGACGGATTTCTTTCTTCCGGAGTCCTGCCGAAACCAGTCCTAAGATATTCAAAGTTACGTGCTTTTTCTTCTGGAGTATATGGAGTAAATTTATCGACTATACCTTCCTCCATTGGTTTTTGGTTTTTATCAAGATGCGGATAAGCATTGAAATAATTTTTTGCGTCTTGATACATTTCTTTCAACATAGGTGGCAAGTTTTCAAATACTCCTGGTGTATTTTCGACATATGAGATAAAATCAGATAACTTTTCGTTAGCAACCAAAATCCCAGATTCATCTGCTTTAGCAAAATTATTAAATGCAGAAGATGGTACATAACCTTCCTTGATTAATTTATTATATTCCTCAAAAACGATTTTTTTGAGTTGACTTTCCTTTATTTTGTATTTCATATTGTTTATCTTAAGATATATAAATAAATAATAAGAAAACAGCAATTATTATTTAAGAATATCATTTAAAAATAGTATATTTGCATTATGTTTAAAAATGGTATGGAAAAATATATTATAGGAGAACACATAATTGAAGTAAGACAATCAAGTACTGGCTCTTTTTCGCCTTGGCATTACGAAGCATACAAAAAAGAAGGAATACTTGGAGGAATGTTTTGTACTGCTGATATGGCCATATTTGTAAAAATCGATGAAGATATATATCGCATTGAAAAAAATACGCATCTTATTTCTGAATTTTTTAAAGAAATGGAGAAAGTCTATGCAGATAAACCAGGAATCGCAGAAGAATACCTTATCTTTCTTAGAAATAATGCCATCGAAGAATTTATTTTGAATAAACAGAGACCAATTGAGGAATGTGTTAAATTACATAAAAACATAAAATAATGTTAGGAAAAACACATTTAGGTGGTGGAATACTTACATCGTTGTTACTATGTAATGGCGATATTGTTTCTTCCGTATGGCTCATAATCGGTTCAATACTACCAGATGTAGACCACCCTGGTAGTATGATTGGAAAAAATGTGCCATTACTTCCAAAATTATTAAGACATAGAGGATTTACGCATAGTATACTATTTTCTATATTGATTTCGCTTTTCAACGTTTGGCTTGGTATAGGTTCATTAGTTCATATTGTGATGGATATGATGACAAAACAAGGTGTAGAACTATTTTATCCGAATAAGGCAAAAATACGTTTTCCACTGGCTAAAAAGGCTATAACTAATGGTATTTTTGAAAAAGTAATATTTTACGGTTGCTATTTATTGATAACATACCTATTATATGTAAGGTTTGTATAATGTTATGGGTAGCGATAATTTAGGACCAATATATTCAGATAATTTCAAAAAATGGTTTGGTGACTGGCAAAACGACCCACAAAACGCATCAAAAGTAGTAGACTCTAATGGCGTACCTCTTCCAGTATATCACGGAACTGTAATGAAAGGAAAAGATGGATTGCCATTTAAGACTTTCAGAACAGAATCTGATGCCGGTGAAGGAGTAATGTTTGCCAATAACTATTCTGTTGCTTCGTTTTTCTCAGGACATGGAGAAGCGAGATTTGGCAATTTTGAAGAAAAATTTGAACAATGGCCACATAAAAATACAATGGAAGGTCTTGTTAATTTTCTTAATCGTGTGTTGCAAAACGGAAAATATGAAATAGTTCATAATGAGGGGGAATATAACGGCAAACATTATGAATTCTATCGTTTAGAGCATGAATACGATGGCGGTACAAGTTCTTCAGCACCGCTTGGTGATACAAAGGAGGAAGCATATAAGAAACTATTATATGAAGTACAGAAAGAGATAAAATATATGGAACGTGATTCAAAATATGCCTATACCGGTGGTGTATATAAAGTATACCTTAATATCAAAAAGCCATATATCTTTGATGCACATGGTTCTTCATTTTATATGCTTAAAACTGAATTTCACCAGAAAAAAATTACAGTATTCGACCTGGTGTATTTTGTTAAACAAATGGGTAAATATGATGGCGTAATTGTAAAGAATGTTAGAGAAACAACAATGGGCAATGGGATATTAACAACTGACTATATTGTTTTTAATGCTAACCAAATTAAACATGCTTTAGATAATAACGGTAATTTCAATTCAAACATGGATGATATGACGGAAAGTTGGATACGTAAGGCCGTTAGAGAAGCCTTGGTGGAAATGATTGATGAAGTAAGGTACATAGATACCCGTGATGAAAAGTATAATGGTAAAGTTCACAAAAATCATTGGACAGATATCTATAATCAAGAACCGATAACAAATGATAGTAGAATAAGAGTATTTCACGGTTGTGAATTAAAAACAGCTTGCGATATTGCTATTAATGGAACATCCGGTAAAACATATCATCCTAGACAATATTCATATGAATCTGGAATGAATCCACTTGGAATATTCGTTACGACTGATTTTGAAACGGCTAAAAAATTTGGTGTATCTAATTCCGGTATGGCGATTATTGAATTTACAGCCAAAGGCTCTGATTTAGAAAGTCCTATATGGAATGGACAAGGTTCTTATTTTGGACAAGGGAGTAATCCCATGCCATTTAAAAACAAAGATGAACGAAATGCACAAAAGATGCAATATCGTCAAGATGCATTAAATACACAGGATGATTATTACTATGATGATAAACATCGTCGACGTGATATATCAATGGACCACGTTAGAAAATCTGATAAACCGGAAATGGCTGATAGAATATTCAATAATGCAGAACATCAAGCCTTATTTATGGGAGATTTAAATCCAAATATGATTAAACGCATATGGGTAAAATTACCACGGGAAGATGGATATGTGCATACTGATGATAACTATCAGCCAATGAGTGTAAAAGAATTTCTGAAGCAGTTTAAAAACAAAGAATGGTGTGATGGCCGCGATTGGAAAGGAAACTATAGATATTCAAAAATAACGAAAGAAAGACTGTTTGACCCAGCCGAAAACGTTAACTCATTTGATGACCTTATTGATAGACTGTATCAAAAAGAGAAGCAGTATTATAAAGATAGGAATGATGCCGCGCAAGCATTAAAAGATTTAGGGATGCTTCAAACCCCACCGTCTGATTATGCTTATGATACTATTAAATATGAATTATGGCCAAGACAGATTATCCAATTATACGGTAAAGATTACTTTGACAATAACTTTAATAGATTGGGACAAGTTTAACATAAATTAACGGAGAATCTTTGGCGTTCTCCGTTTTTATTTGTTACTTTGCAGAAAATTAAAAAGTATATATATGTCAATTCAAGATTTTAATGAAGAATATCCAAATACTTGGGTTTCAAATGAAAAGTTCTTTTTCAAAAATGATGTTATTGAGTTTTATTATCATTGGACAATCAATGCGCATGTTTATCAGCCTGGATGGGATGATAATTGGAATACACGTTATACTATTCAGATTTTAGTTGATAACGACTCAAGGCATGAAAAACATAAGACTGATGATTTTATGCTAAATGACAGACTTTACTCCTTTTTTATGAAGGAAAAAGAAATTTGTCATAAAAAACTTAACCCAATAGATTTACAAAAAATTATTAACACAATCGATAAAATCAGAATTGAACCAAAAATTAAAAAGGATAAATACAAAAAAATTAAAGCCATTCTTAATGGAGAACATTTTATGGTATTTTAATAATTTTCAAAACGTCCGGTTTTTGTTGGTTTTGAAATCTGTTTTCCTATTCCATGATTATATTTCATTTGCATTTCGCCAAAAGTAATCGGAATGATATATTTAATTCCTAATTGTTTGGCTTGCAAACAAATATCAGATAGTGTAGCACCACCGGAAATATTATCATCAAATATAACAAATACCGTTCCATTTATTTTTTGCATTTCTTGTTGTACAATTTCATCATTACTGCTAAAATAATTTTTCATACCCATCCTTGTGTCATTTGAAAGATTTTTAATTTGAAAATCTTTTGGTTCAAGCCTGTGCATAGGTATCTTACTTATTCCTGTACCTCTAAGGTATGGTTTAACGATATTCCATACATCTTCTGTTTTTCTTGCTTCAACTTGTGATTTAGTGCCTTTTAATGTATCATAAATTAAAGAAGAGTCAACAGCTCTTTTACGTCCTTGTTTTAAAGCATCGTTAATCTGTATCAACTTATTATTTAAGTTTTTATAAAACCTTGCTAATGCTTCCGGAAATTTATCGCCATATTGTTTCCTGTTTGTAATATAACATCTGTCTAACTGGATATATGCGTTATTATAATCTTCTATTAATTTTTTGACATTATTTCTTATTGATTCGGTGTTTGAATAATCATTTAGGGTTTTATCTACATAATCTTCGTGTGTGGTTTTATCATTTCCATATTTATACATTTTACTTTGATAATAAGATTTATTTTTGTTTATAAATTCATTATCTTTTTGAAGATTTGATAAATCTTTTTTAAACATACTACTGTTTATCGCCACAACGCTTAATCCGTCGATTTTTACATATCTTGATAAATCAGTAGCCATTTTAGCATTAAAACCGCTACTACTTGGCACTGGATATATTGATACTCCACTAAAATTAACCTTTTCGCCATATTGCATTTTAAATTCATTAATTGCATTAGAAATTACATTATTTACTTTACTGTAAAATTGTTTGAAAAATGCATTGTATTCAGGGTCATCCATCCATAAGTCGTAACTCTCTTTTTCTCCGTCACCATTTAAATCTAAATCCATTTTTGCATGTTTATTTTTAAAATAATGCATTATTTCAGTCCCTCTTATTGAAGTAATGTTATAAGACATAATGCCACCCTTCAATGGTACTTCATATGTATCTGAATTATTTTGGTCCATCTTACCGGTATTAAGTAATTCAGCCGGATTTAACGTACCAAAATTTTTTGTGGGATTAGAACTTTTGCGTTTATTGTAAGACAACTGAATTTTGTTCCTTCCTTTCTTACCACTTGCAAAAACATCTTCGTTTATCAAATCTTCCCCATTAATAAAGGCTCTATATTGTTCTTCAGTAATTAATAAAATCTTACCCATATCTTTATAAAAGTTCATTCTATTTAAGATAATTATATAAATTTAACTAAAATAATTTGTTTATATTAATTAAAAATAGTATATTTGTAATATGAATAATAATATAGATTGGGAACAAGCAAGAATAGATGCATCTATTAATATAATGAACGCGATATTAAGCAGTTCAATAATGACGTTTGTGTTGCAATTTATTTTTAAAAAGCAATTAGCAGACCTTGCAGTCGAATATGCCGATAAACTCATTGAAGAACTTAAAAAAAGGACATCATGATTAAATTTGTATTTATTGACATAGATGGAGTAATAAACTCAAGAGATTGGAATCGTTACTATATGGAGTCTGATTTTAAATATTTTCCCGATATCGACCCCGATATTGATTTCCGTGCTATTAAACGTATTAATAAACTCGTAGAATCCACCGGTGCTAAAATCATATTATCGTCATCTTGGCGTTTTTATTTATCTGAAACAATTAACAGACTAAGAAATTCAGGACTTAAATATCCAATTACCGATATAATAAAAGGAGAGGAATGTATATATCATGAAAATTGGCCTGATGTAGAACATCCGACAAGAGGTGATTTAATCGAAAATTTTATTAAGGAAAATCCATGTGATAATTATATTATTTTAGATGATATTAATGATATGACAGATAAACAACAATCACATTTTATAAAAACATCAATCGAATATGGTTTTACTGATAAAGATTTAAAAAAGGCTATTAAGATTTTAAACGAATAACTCTTTTTAGTAGTTATAATTTTTTCCTCACATGGAAGACTTGTTCTAAATGTGAGGTTTTTATTTTGATAAAAATTCCTTTGTATATGGTTATTATTAATGGTTTTTACATATTTATTTTATATAATATATTATACAAATTTAGTCATGGCTAAATATACACTTAATAGAAAACAATTAAAGGAACATATTCAATCAATAATTTCTGAATCCATAGATGATTATGGAATGTCTGGGGATTATGAAAAAGATATGCAAAACCTTGCCGATAAAACCGGAGAAACAATGGATAATGATTTCCTTGACTCAGTTGCTCATTATGATAATATAAATAATGGTCCAGATGGTCCTGTATATCCAGACCGTAAAAAAGAAGAAATGAATGCCGACTGGCATGAAATCGATGACCAAGCAAAAGATTCACAAGCAAGGTATGGTTATAATGCAGATGAACTTGACAGACTTAACGCATTTACTGACACTATTGACCAATATCTCAATGACATCAATGATAATGGTTATGATAACGCCGGATATGATGTGTTAGGAAAGGAATGGGATGCAGCAGAAGCAGAAAGGCAACATCCAATGGAATCAGTAATAAGAGAGGCAATTATAGAAGCTATTAGCGAAATGGCCGATGAATATAATCATCCGGAACAAAGTAATGGAAACCAGTTCGCTGGTAATTATGGTACTGATGCACATAAGTTTTCTCATGGCGGCGTAGATGCCCATCAAGCAAGAAAAGACCAAGATAAAATGCACAATAAAGAAAAGAACAACATGAAACGTGCAGATAAACGTGCAATGTCTGCTGCTGATAAACGTCCTTTACACCGTAAAGGTTCTCTTAATCGTGCATTTGATGAATCTAAAATGCATATGACAGAAAGTACCGGGCAATATCTATTCCATTGTTATATCGAAGGACAAGGAAATGAAAGCATGTTAGTAGATGACCTCAATCAGATAAAACCGTTTATTCAAAAAGCTAAATACTGGGATGTAACAAAAGGATGGAATGCCACAGACCCTAATAACCTTATCGCATGGGGTGGAGAAGGTGGTTACTGGTATGACTTCCTAAATAAACCTGAATGGGCAAAAGAAGGAGTACACTGGAATAAACCATCAGAACGTGAACGCCAATTGGTTCTTTCAAAAAGAAAGGAAATCAATAAACCAATGGCCGCATTTGAAAGCAAAATAAGAAATATGGTTAAAGAAGCCATCGATGATTTGTCAGACGATGATGATGCCTTCTGGAAACAACAACAAAAAGATGAATTAGATTATGATATGCGTGAATTTACTAAAGCAATGCAACAAGCAAATGGTACATATCACGCTAAATCATCAGATGGTAAATGGCAAACCGGTGATAGAGTAATTGTTCATGGACGAACAAAAAATATCGAAGGTACAATTAAAGACTTTGGAGAAAATATTATGACATGGAAAGAAGATTGTGATGTTGATTTCGAAGAGAACGGACAAATCAAAACATTGCTTGGAGTTCCGCTTGATAGATTAGAAAAAATCTCTGCAAACGAAGGAAAAATCCATGAGGAAATAGATACAGGCCAAGTACATTCATCACAGGATAACGAAGACTCTAAAAGACATAGATTAAAAAGAGATGAGGCGAATAAAGAAATTAACAGACAAATAAGGAAATTACGTCAACAAATTTCTGACTATGATAGTAATGGAAAAGATACAACACCACTTACTAATAAAATCAAATCACTGAAAAAACAACTTAAAGAGGCGTGGTATCCAGAAGACGAAAATGATATTTCAGATTATTCCTATGGTGCAATAATGACACTTAATGTAGATGGAATGTTTGATGAAATTACCCCTGAAAAAGTGCAGGAACTTTCAGCAATACACGACGAGTATATTGACAATGCTAATAAGTATTCATCCGTAATGGTAAGAAAAATCAATCTTGCACCGGATGGATTCGATGGATATGATGTATCAGTAGAAGTCGCTGTTTCAGCACCAGATATGCCAATTGATGAAATCGAAAACGAAACAGAGGAAATGGTATGGCTTTGGATTGAAGAAAAGTTAGGTGTGCGTAGTCCACGTGTTTATGTCGTAGATGAAAAAGTGGTGTTTGATAGACGTACTAAAAATGCTAATGTATAATATAAAATAAAATTATTATAATAGATTTATAAAATGGTACAAAATGATATAAATAAAGGCAAAATCACTATGAAAGAAAACCAATTTAGAAAACTGGTTAAAGAATGTTTCATGGAAGTGATGAAAGAACGTAAACAATTGAAAGAATCAAATGAATTTAAACCAACAGGATATAGAACTGTCTCTAATTTAGGAGGACATGAGGTGCAAATTCATCCGTCTGGCGATTCAGCACGTTTTAAATTCTATGGTGGACAACCAACTGATTGGATGGAAATCGAATTCGATGAGAATGGTGCTGCATATGTTGAAACCGAAAGAGGAAAAGAATTGTTAGCAGATTATATGAGATATCAATAATATACAAAAAGGGCTTGGAAATAAAATCCAAGCCTTATTTTTTTAATCTTCATCACCATTAAGGAATTTATCACGTTTATCTTCATCATCATCCCATTCCGGATTATATTCCTTAAAATATTTAATTGCTTTCTTGATACATTTGTTCAAATAACTGATTTGGTCTTTGAAGTCCATGTCATCAAACCACATTTCGCCGGTATCATCATCATCACGTACAACACACCAATCTTCTTCCTGTGGTCCTCTTGCATGCCAATCATGGTCTTCTTGTATCCATTTGATGTGACCGTTTTCAATACGCACATCACCAATTACAGTGAAAAATGATTCCACTCCTGTTGATGTATCTAATAATTCAGGATTTTCTTCACCTGTAATTCTTGCTAATTCTTTTAAGGCTACGTTAAGTTTCTCTACAGCCTTAAATGCTCTCTTCGGTATGTATTTGTTCAAGTCCTCCATCTTCTTCTGGTATTCCATTAAACATATCAGGTTTATTCATCATCCATGGTCTCTCATATTTCTCAGATACTACTTTTGTAAATCCGCCACTCGCTAATACAGCAGAAACAGCACCAATGTATGCAGCCATGCCTGTTAAATCAGTAGCAATAGTGTGCATGAATATCGCCTCAATAGTTAAAGCAAATACCGGTACCAAAAGTAATAAACATCCGATAATAGTAACAGCAACAAGGAAAAAATTCTTAGAACTTACTCCTGTATTGTTTTTAATTAGTTTGGTAAGAAGCCACATTTTATTCTATAATATTAATCTATATAGAATAAATAGTCTTAAATACAGTATTCTTTTTCAATTACCTTTTCAATATTTTCAGGGACATAATATTTAATTAATTTTCCTTCAGAAACATCACGTCTGATTAACGTCGATGATAATTCAATATTAGGAATACTTTCAAGTACTTCCAACCCATATACACCACTATTTTTGAATTTCTCATTTATTTCATCTTCATATCTATCACATTCAATACCATTGCGAGGACAAATCATAACCCTGAAATTAGCAAATATATAATCGGCATTCTTGAACTCAGCCAACCTTTTCAAATTATCAGCACCCATAATAAGAATAAAATCAGCAACATCATTGTATTTTTCTTTGTAATATTTCAAAGTCTGATATGTATATGCCGGTTTTGGTAATGTATTTTCAATGGTAGATACTTTAATTCGATAATCATTAATGGTGGCCGTAATACATAAAGAAACACGTTTTTGAAAATCTAATAAGTATTGATGCTTTTTAAATGGTGAATCAGGACTCACAACAAGACGTATTTCATCAATATCATAATGTTCCAATATATAATTACACATAATTAAATGACCATTATGAATTGGATTAAATGTACCAAAAAATAACCCTATTTTCTTTTTCATACTAATTCATTTTTTATCATATTCTGTTTTATTATCTCTATTCTTACCAATATGGTAGCCATCACAAAATAAACATTTGTAATATGAGAAATGCGTATTATGCCTTTCACTCATCTTGTCAGCAGACTTCCTTGCTGTTTCAATGGTATTGTACATTACCTTTGGTTTACCTGTATGCTGATTAATATGGCTGTTTATTGAGAAAGCACCCCAAGCATTCCTCGTTATAAAGAAATTCCTAAACCATACCTTACGCTTAACTTGGTCTTTAAACCAAATTCTGAAATTTCTAAACTTTATTTTGCTCATATCTTTCTTTTAATTTATCTTTATATTGTTTATATATTTCCGGTGATACATCAGCATAACCAACTATGCTTACAGTAGGAACATGCTCATGAGTATCACCCTCACCTAAACAATATACATGATAACAGTCATCAAAAGAGTCAACCACCATGTCACGTGCTTTAACCTCTTCAACGCTTATTGGCGGCATACATACGATACCTGTATATACATTGTTGGGACCATCAATCCATTTAATAATGTCACCCTGCTTGTAATCATATTTACTTGCTATATGACCCTTGTATTCTTTTGTAACCTCATGAACCATTACAACAGAACCATCAATGAGCTTGTATTGACGGGTACATTCCCAATCATCAAACCCATCAGCATTTGCAGGCACTAACTTGTCAATAACATACTCATCAGTAATAAACATCTTGTAAGAATCATCAGATTCACATAACTTCTTAATCACTTCTTCAACCTTTTCATAGGAACTGTAATAACCCACAAAAGACTTGAAAAGCATTTCATCTTCGTCAATGTCAGAATAGTCATATATAGACTCTAATTCAATTATTGTATTCATAATTAATCAATTTCATGCATTTCTTGTTTTGATTATACATTCCCTCTGGTGCTTCCAATGCAAGACCTTTTTCTATTAAACCATTGTAGTCAAAATGATGTGCGTTAAGCCAATCAATGACTTCTTTTGATGTTTGGACAATATCAATTGTCATTGTTCTGCCAAAGTGTTCATTTTTCTCTTCCTCAGTCATACTTGATATTGGGCGAAGTAATAATTTCGGAAGATTGTTTATATTATCTTCGCTTAATATTGCACAATAAATATGAGGTGTAACTGTTAATGGATGCTTGCCATCCCATGTAACTTTTACTCCATATGGCAACCTTGCACAAAGGTCTTTTAGAAGTAGCGATTTTTCTTCTTGCGTCATGCCGTTAAATACTTGTATTAAAATTCTTTTAATATAGTGCAAAGATACGAAAAATATTCGAGAATAACAAATTTTTCAGCAACTTTTTTCATTAATTGCCTTATTTTTAACTTATTTTATTCTCCATTTTGGCTAAATATTAATTCATTTGTAATGAAGTTATATATGTGGCATGGTTTATGTTTCTGTTCGCATAATTCAATATCATGTTTTGTACCATGGCTTTCTCCATCCCAAAAACATATACATACGTCACAATTATCGATTATATCCACATTACGAATAAAACCTGCACGTTTACCCCATTTCTTCCAATCGGCCGGGAATATTTTCTTAGGAATACCGTTACTATCGGCATATAGTTCTCCTATAGCATCTGCACCTTTTGCGCCACCAGATACAATTTCTATGTATTTATAACCGTATTCTGTGGCTATTTTATTTATGACAGCAGTAGCCAAACTATAATTGTTAAATGTCCGGCTACCTACTATTGCTAATTTAATCTTATTGTCCATTTGTATTTTAAACTAATTATGTAAATTAAATCTTTGTTCATATATGCAAATGTACTACTTTATTTTCATATGTTCAAACATTTATTGAAATATTTCATGATTAAAATTACATTTATAGTATGTTAGAATTGAACAAAATATATCAAATGGATTGCCTTGAAGGATTAATGCAGTTAGATGATAACTCAATAGACCTTATCATTACGTCACCACCATATAACAAAGGAATAAATGGTAAAAACAACAAGGGACCTAAATGGAACAAAACGATTGATTATAATGGAGACATAAGCAATGACAATATGCCGGAAGATGAATATGAGAAATGGCAGATTGAAATACTCAATGAATGTTTCCGTGTTTTAAAACCCGAAGGTTCAATGTTCTATAACCATAAAAATAGAATACATTCCGGTAAAGGCGAAATAATTTCACCTTATCAATGGCTACTCAAAACGAAATTCAAAATAAGACAAGAAATTATATGGGATAGAGGAAGTACACAGAATGTTAATCGTCGAAGATATTTACCAACGACAGAACTAATTTTTTGGCTTACAAAAACGTCAAATCCAAAGTTTGACCGGAAACAAGATACATTACATAAAAACGAAATATGGTCATTCAGATTTGAAAAAGGAACAGACCATCCGGCACCATATCCTATTGATTTACCAGACAACATTATTCACTGTATACAAGAAAGTAACAATGATAAACTAATTGTTCTTGACCCGTTCATGGGCAGTGGAACGACAGCACTATCAGCATTAAAACATAATTGTAATTATATTGGGTTTGAAAAATTCTCTCACTACATTAGACTTTGTAATGAGAGAATTAAGAAACTATCCATTTAACAAAAGTTTATTTAACAATACAGAGTTTATTGTTTTAGTATAGTAACTGGTTGTTCTTTCTTCATCAAATGCATCGCCTAACTTATAACGACAAATTCTTACTGCCTGTTCGTGAATTAAGACTCTTTCCCAAAATGAAAGGTCAATTTCATCAAAACTTTCATGTAAAACTCGTACAGTTACACTATTACTTTTAGATAATGCATCATATATTACTCTTTCTTCTTTCTGGTTATGAGTAAGATGACCACATAATATTCGTTCATTTATATTTTTACTTTTTCCTATATATATTTGACCATTTGAAAAAAGTAACATATATATACCCATTATGATATTTTTATCATTTTCATATAAAACATCAATGGTTTTTATATTTCCATTAATTTCTATTTCAGTCTTCATATGTTATGCCGTTTTTGTTTCTACTTTTTGAATGTCAGTAAATACCGTTTTCATCAATTGATGTACTTTATTTTTTGAAATTTTTATATCTCTTGATAAACTATGTACGTAAAATGACTTAAAAAGAGTTTTACCTTCAGATGTCGTAAGTTGATTGAGATAAGATGTAATTATATTATCTATATCCTTACTATTTTTTATGATTATATCTTCTGATACCGTAGATGGTGTTGATTTAACTTTTAATTTTATACCTTTCATGGCTTTTACTACGTCATCCCGACATAGACCTTCAGAGTTTTCTGCATTGGTCTCGTAACGGTTTATACTAGCAAACCAAGAGGCATCTTGAAAAATAATATCGAATATTGGCCATTTATCAATAATAACTTTTGTTCTTTTTTTACCGTTAGCAGTTTTGCCAATTTCTTTTTTAAGTGGTAATGCTTCCATTGTAAGATACCTATTAGTTAGATAAACATTATCACATAAATTGGTAATACCATTACCTTTATTTGAAGTTATTTCAAAAATATCAGCATTACCATCACAAAAGAATCCAAAGCGAACTCTATCAACACCACCGGCATTGGCCAAAAATGAAGAAATTTCACTAAACATTTGATTTATGTTTCCGCCATAATCCATAAGTCTATCACCAAGATATGTATAAACACCTACATGACGTAACATTTTGACAAAATCTGGCGTTTCTTTGATATCATAGTATCTATCTCTCGATATATATGTAAAAACAGCCTTAAATTTCCTTATGTCACTTTTATCTTCTTTGTTTTGACACATATATGTTTTTACAAAGAAGAAAATACCATCTTTATCATAAACACCATCTTTATTAATATCTTCACCAAGAATATCTAACAATAATGGGTCTTTAAATTTAATAGTTTCATTATCTATAACGATATTACAGTCTGTTTTTCTATGCTTGCGTCCATATAGTATTGAACATTCTTCTTTAAATCTATTATTGAAATCAAATACTTCATTTTTAGGGTGTTCCAGAATAAAACTAGTACCTTTAGAACGTATACCTTCTTTTAAAGCCTCTTCGGATAATTTAATACTTGAATCTCCAGTAATCGCTATATCATTTGTAACGTTAATTGATAATTCACCATATAATGCATAGTCTTTTTCCGGAATGAAAGTATATATTTTTAGTTTACCAATATAAGGGTCAACTAATCTCATAGTTGCTTGTTTTGAACCTTTTCCAGTATAACTAATTTTACCGTCACCAATTGTAAAATGAGTCGTAAATTCGTTAAGATATTCTGGAAGTTTTGTAAATGGCAAACCATCATTCCAAAAAATAATTCTGTCATGTTTCTTATCAAAATCAATTTTGATATTCGAGGCTTCCAAATCTAATGGATTATCAACGAATTCACACAGTGCTTGCAGAATAGACATCGTTTCGTTAGTCTGCTGAATAAATGCTTTTTCACTACCGTTCATATTTTTTTTTAATTATTACAAGTGCAAAAATACGAATTTATTTTGAAAATAACAAATATTTTATATTAAAAAATGTAAATATTAATTTTCAAAATTTTGATTGCATTTTATCTCTTCTATTTCAGAAGGTAATGTAATAGTTTCTTTAAACTCATGTTTTAAAATTGCTTCATATATTTCTTTGGAAATTTCACCATTTTATCATATTTTGTGAAAATATACTGCTTTTTTATGGAATCTAAAAAATTTTCCGGAATTTTTTTTTTTGAAAATAGACCAATTAAAAATAGACCCCCCCCCTAATTTTTTTCTGGAAAATTTTTCAAAAATTCACATGGCGAACCGTGTGCCACCATCAGCCTGAAACATAGGGGGTGGCTGAGACGGGGGATACGTAGGTAGGGGGTACATAGGGAGGGGGTGCAGCAGTCCTACCACATCCCCTCCGTGAATGCTCCACGTGAAACGTTAAGCAGCCATCAGCAGTTGGTAAGCATCCTCAACCTTCTTCTGTGCGCTACCGAACATCATAGCGTTGAACTTGTCTTCCTGTGACTTCCAGTTCTTCTCGTTCTGAAGGTAGGTCGTTACTCCGTTCAGCAGCCAAACCTTTGTGCCACGATTGAACTCCTGTCCTACTCCGTTCTCGATGCTGTCAGAGAGAGCCGCCATAATGTTCTTTGTGCGGGTGCTGATTTCCTCTACGTGGTCTGCCTTGAAGTCTGCCTTCTTCCAAAGTTCGAAGGTCGGTGCAGTGAGGCATAGCTTACCTACAAAGTCGCGTGTGTACTCTGGTGTAATGGTCTCTTCTTTCAGTCCCAGCATACACTCCATGAACTTGTCACTGAATTTCACTGACTTGCTGAAAAGTTCAGCGGCAATTTTGCGGTTGCGCTCGATAGTCCAATCAAGACGCTCGTCTACCTTTGAAGTGTGCTTGAACACCACTTTGTTAGCGCAACCACGGATGGCCATGTTCAGTGTATTCTGGCAGATGACGCGGATGGGGGTGAAGAAAGCCATAACGCCACCGCTTCCGTCATGTGAGTTTGTGAACACCACATAATTCTTAATAGCGTCACCGGGGTTCAGGTAGCAGTCTTCTCCGAGTGTAGCCGTGATGAACATACGTTCTCCGTAACCGAGTGCGCCGTATGATTCGATAACTGGTTCGCTACCGCTTGCCTCCTTGATAAAGTCCATGAAGTCGAATGCCTTGCTGTTCTGTACGATTCCGTAGCCCTTACCAACGATGCCGAGAGTGTCGTTATTATCTGTGCGCAGTGTAGCCTTATGGCTTGCGATGATGTCGGCTACTGAAGGTTGCCAGTCGAATGTTTCACCCTTGCGGATGGCTTCAATCATTTCAGCGGGAACACGCATCAGGGGCATTTCGCTTACCTCATAGTTAATATGGTTGCCACTGGTCACGTCTGCCATAACGTCATGGATGGTTGCACCCTTCTCGCAGATTGTGCCAAACTGCTGCCATGCTACGCGCTGTGCGCCGGTCTCTGTGTTCGGATTCACATTAATGTTGCTCTGTCCGTTAATGTTCAAAACTTGTGTCATAATTGTAAGTTGTTTTTAATTGTTATTACTTATTGTTTTAATTTCACGATGCAAAGGTACGAAAATTATTTGAAATAACCAAGGAAAAATCAATTTATTTTTAGTGGGTTAATATTTTTTAACCTTCGTACCTTTGTTTGTGAATGTTTATTAAATCACCGATACTTTAACGGCTCTTGTCGAAAGATGGTCTTGAATGTCAGTAATGTCGACTCCGTTGTCTGCAATGGTCTGTAATCTTTTGACTACATTTTCAAGGTCTTGTACTGCCTTAAATGTGCGGTTCATCAGGATGCGTAATCCGAGACGTTTACCTTCTCCGTTAATTGCTTCATGGTTGCCGAAGGCTTCAATAACTCCGCTTGATGTTGCACCCTTATAGAGTTTTTGCATATGGTCTTTCGTGTCCTCTAATTGCCATGAGAGTTTGCGTACAAAGGCAAATACGGCTTTCTGGTTGCGTTTTGCAATGTCGGCTATTTCATTTATAGTCTGTTCCACTTCGGTAGCCTTAGAACGATACAGAACAAAGTGAGGTCTGATTTCCTTGAGGTTAATGATGGTACGGCAGATTGTTCCCCACTGGCGGTAGCCATGGTCGTAGTAAGCCGAAAGAGACTTCATTACCTTTGCACATTTCAGCATGGTTTTGATTTCAGCCGGCAGGATGGTGATTTCTGTCTCACGTTTTTTCGCCTTACGTTTCTTAGGCTGATTCTTATTGCTTTCAGCCTTTTTAGCTTTGAGTTGTTTTTTATACTCCGTCATGGTCATTGTAACACCATTGACAGTGATTTTGTCCGCTGTGTCGAACATTGAGTAACTTGTTGCGTATGCCATAACTGTATACCTTATTATAATATTAAACTTTAATTGATTTCTAAATCTGCTGCAAAGGTAAGCATTTTATTTGAGATGGCCAAATAAAAATCAATTTATTTTTAGTGGATTTAAATTATTTAACAGAATGATGGTTAAATGTTAAAGTTTAGTTAAAAGTCTGGATTTCCTTGGTTATTTCAATTATTTTTTGTACCTTTGCAATGTCTTAAAAAGATAAATGGTAAGGGTGAAACCTTAGAGTATAATCTCCGATACAGGCACAATAAATTTGTTAATTTATGTTTCCAGTTATTAACAAAAGTAAAACCCCACTCTATCCTCACGGACTGAATGGGTTACAAAATGTTTAATTTAAAAATCTGTTTATGCGGCTTCTGCCTTTTTAATTCCCTCTTTGTAGGGATAACCGCCAGTATAGTCTTTCACTGCCTCCATTACTTCTTTGTAATACTTCTGCATTTTGTTGGCGAGGTCTTTCATATCCTTATAGCCTTGCTTGCGGAACTTTTTGCCGCCATTGTCGACCAAAACGTCTTGCATAGATTTCATGGCGAGATACTTGTACTTTGGTGTGGTCTTGTCGTAGGGTGAAAGCCATATACAGCCATTCTGGCATACCTCAACCTTCTTGCTGAAAAGGTCTATTTGAAAATCAATATAAATTGAATTTTCAGAAATACCATTGGGATAATCCTCCTTCTTCAGTGCATCCATTCTCACGAAAATGATATAAGGGCAGAAACCGCCTATTTTGCCCACAGAGACGTTTTCAGCAGTGCTGATGGGTATCAGGTAGTCACGAAGCATTTCGCGTTGCTGTTGCCATTCTGCTACGTTCTTAGGGTCACGCATTGCGTTTTCTTTTGCCATGATATTCTTAATGTCGTATGCCATATTGAATTTTAATTTAAATTGTTAATAACTGATATTCTTTTTAATTACACTGCAAAGGTACGAATAATTTTTGAAATATGCAAATTTTTGGTGTTAATAAATGTTAAGCAGCCAATCTTTTTCTGGTTTTTTTACATTTCATATTATCCATTACCTCTTTTGCATGGTCATTCAGTGACTTGTCACCGAAAATGAATTTGGCTTTGCCATTTACAAAATATATCATATTATTTAGTTTTTAATTGTTTTATTTAATTTGTTTGGCATTTCACTATCTTTGTAGATGTAACCTAACTTGAGAGCATAGTTCATAAGATGTTTAGCACATCTGTTTGGGTAGTAGTAGCCATGACACGGGCTAACTTCTTTTTTGGTATGATTCACAATTCCCACAGAATAGGGATATCCATCCTCAAAGGTGGAGGTGAGAAACTGACAATCTAAGTTGCCATCACCATTGAAACTATATTTAGAACCTTTTCCGAACATATTGATTTATATTTAATTGTTTAACTTGTTTTCTAATTGTGGTGCAAAGGTACAACATTTTTTTCAAAAAACCAAGGAAATTTCGGACTTTAACATTAAATTAACATTTATGGTTATATAGTACGAAAGTGTTAAAATTATATAATTTTCAGATAATATTAAATAAAATTCACATTTATATAATGGGATGTGTTGGAGACTATACTTTAGAGTTTCACCCCTACCATCTTTATTTTTTGATAGTACAAAGGTACGAAAAAAATTCCATATTACCAAAGGAATTACATTCTTTAACTATTATTTAACATATGTGAAAAAGGGATGGGAGTTTTTGTTTCTCCCATCCACTAATGTTTCACGTGGAACAAATGTCAATATTTTTTACTTGCTTCTTTGGTGGGTGAGGGGTTAGGCTGCATCTGCCATCCCCTCTTCCGTTGCGTCCTCCTTCTCTTTAATTGGGATATTGAGGTTTTTGCAAAGAGCCTCATAGTTGCCACGTGCGCCACACTCCTTGCCTAACTTGTTGGACTTGTTGAGGTCTGCGATGAAAGTCAGGAAGTCATTGCTTACCTTCTCATAGTAACGCATCACCAAACGGATTGTCACGTCTGACATCTTTTTGCCTTCCATGCCGTTGTACTTGTTGTACTCCATGCCCATCATGTGAACGGCCTCGACCTTGTAGGCGTTGAATGACTTGTAGCCCTTTTCAAACTCTGACATCTTGAAAGCACCCTTAGAGACACCGACCTGAAGGATGAAGTAGAACGGGATGGACTTGTGGCTATCGGCAAATGCCACAATTTCCTCACAAATGCGCTTGTGCAGCAGGACCTTGTTGCGCTCGTCATAATGCTTCGTGCCTTCCTTCTTGTACTGGGGAAGGTTGTACTTTCCGTTAATCTTGTTAGCGGCTGTGTTGCGGATTGCGGTTTCAACTGAATTCTTCATAACTTAAATCTCCTATTTATTAAAAGTTAAACTTAAAGTGAATTACTATTTGTTTTATTTTTACGATGCAAAGGTAATAAAAAAAATTGAGACTACCAAATTTTTAAATACTTTTTAACCAGAATCGGTCTTATTTAACCTTCATTTACACTTTCGATGGTTTTTACTCTGAAAATCTCGTCTAAATTGATAGTTAAGCCTACGTGACCATCAGACGGATATCGATATAATTCCCAATTATACTCAAGTGCAATATTAAGTAACTCTTTGAAGTCGTATGTGGGCGCAAAGTGTAGTACCACCTTACCTTCTTCAAAGCACGTAGTAAAAACGTTCTCAACATTAAGGTGAATCACCTCGCCATTTGATTTCGTCTTGATTGTTAACTGTATCATACCTTATTAATATTAAAGAGTTATTACTAATTCATTTTTGATAGTGCAAAGGTAGTCATTCTTTCTGAAACTACCAAATTTTTGGCTGGTTATTTTTGTTAAAGAATGTTAAAATTAAACATAAATTAACATTTTATTTTTAATTGTGAAGGAGATTATACTTTAGGATTTCACTCCTACCTCTTTATTTTTCTACTGCAAAGGTACAAATAAAATCTGAATTATGCAAATATTTTTTGCTAAAGAATATTAAATGAATTGTTAAAAAATGTTTTGTGGGTAAACACTTTGGTCTCGCTTCTACATTAAACTCTAAACACTTGTACTTTGTGCCTTTTGGCTTAACTCCACTACCCTCCAAAGGTAACTCCCACAAAACTAATAGTTTGTAACTTCTTTTATCCGTAGCGACACGGATTCCATCTTAGGCTCTGTTACTTTTCCTAATAGAAGGGTAGCCACCCCTTCGCGTATCTCTATGCAACCTCCTTGAGGCTGATGTATCTTTCACTCCACTTCCACTTAATTCTGTGTGGATATTCAGGGCAGTTTTCACGGTAGGCTTTCAAATCCTCTTTTGCCTCCTCATAGGTGTCTGCAAAGCATTCTATTTCCCAACCACAACCATAATTGGATATAATGCACGGACTAAGCGTAAATGCCGTTAATTCGCCATCAAAATCCCTTGCAATACTCTTTGCAACGTCCTCACTGATTCCACGCAAGCGGCATTTCTTCACGCAAGCCTTGTAAGTACGTCCAAAATTTACTAAGCCGACATATAAGCCGCTTTTCAATTTGATTTGATATTCTGTTCTGTTTGCCATAACTTATATAAATTGATTTTTAATTTGACACTGCAAAGGTAATACTTTTTTCTGAAATATGCAAATTATTTTAGTTAAAAAGCATTTCAGAATTGTTAAAAGATGTTAACCAACTCTCATTACATATACACCTTCATAATCGCCACCGAAATCATAATCTGAGACCTTCTCACCTATTTTGAGTTCAGTGAAGGGTCTGCCATCGGTTGCAACTTCCAAACCTAAATTCATAAAATCCTCTGCTGAACGTACAACATGAATTAATGGCTTGTCACCATCTACAGCCCATGATTCGCATTCTGATGTATTAATAACAAGATATACACCAAAATTTTTGTTGTACTCTTTTATTTCTAAATGTTCCATCTTAAAAAACTAATTTATATTATCTCAGAATTATTCCTAGATTTCTGTGTGCAAAGGTAATACTTTTTTCTGAAATATGCAAATTATTTTATCTAAAAAGTATTAACGTTTTGTTAAGCATTGTTAATCATCAAAATAGTACCTACAATAAGGGTTAACGCTTTTTCGCGGTCAAATCCATAGTCATTGACTAATGTATCAGCAATAGTGCTGCCTGATACACCATTCTTCAAACTATTCATTATAACAGTGAGAATTTCCTTACTAT